TATAAGAGAATCTAAAGAAGCATTGGACGGTATCAGACAATCTTTTCCTTTATTCCATCGAATGATTATTAAATATGGAGAAAATAATTTTATTGCTTCCACTCTTGAAGAGTGTGACGATACCCTTCTTGATGATAGAGAGAAATATTGGATTACTAAATATAATTCTTATAAAGATGGATATAATGGCACTTGTGGAGGACAAAATATCTTTATTTCTCATAGTCAAAAAGTTTCCGAATTTTCATTGACAGGGGAATTTATAAGAACATTTGAAAGTGCAAAAGATGCTGCAAAAGAAAAACAAGTTGACCCGACAAATATTAGACAATGTTGCAATGAAAAATACAAAACTTGTGCTAATAGTATATGGCAGTGGGGCGAAGAAACTACCTTAAAAAGAGAAATAGTTTTAAATAATAGATACAGACCCGTCCGTTAGCTTGATAAAATGGGAAATCCAATTCAAGATTATCCTTCGATTGCAGAAGCTGCAAGAGCAGTTGGCGGAAATAAACTTTGTATATTAAAAGTATGTAATGGAAAATAGAAAACTTCTGCTGGATATAAGTGGGAGTATATTTAAATAGTATATTTCGCCGCCTTACTATGGCGGCATTTTTATTTGTTGAAATCTTTACTTTTATTTAATTTTTTAGTATAATATATATAGAAATTAAGAAAAGGAAGTGAGCATATGGGTAAGGCAGATTTCAAAAAGACAAACAAGCCACAGAATGACGGCTCTTGTACTGGTAAGCCTCTTTCAAAAAGAGTTGCTCCTAAAAGGTCAAATCATAAACACCTTTATGAAGATGTTCTCATTACTGATTATATTCTCTCAAATGGAGAAAAGTGGAATCATCTTATGCTTGGTAAGCGTTGTACTGTCTGCGGCAAGGTTGCTGTTAAAAAGTATATGCTTACAAAGAAAGATGAACGCGGCTGGTATGAAGTAATGAGTAATGAAGAGATTATTCACGATGAACGTTATTGTTCACTTCCAATTGTTGATGCAGAAAGAGAGGGATTGAAATGCCTATGATTAAAACTCACCTCATTGTCACTGGACAGTGGGAAGAGTACAATATTAAATGGTGCGGTCGTCTTATTGACACCAATCCCGTTCTTAAAAATGGTATGCCAATATTTGTTATCATTGCGAATGGCGGCAGAATGGAACTGAACACTATTGACCTTATGGCTGTAGAGACTGCGGCAAAGAAGTTTACTTGTCCAAAGGGCAGAGGTTCAGTTACAACTGATAAAGGTTTCATTTATGTTATAGCGCAAGGCGGCGAAGAGAAGTTGCTTGGCGTTGTAGTTCATAATCACATTCGTAAATATGCGCCTATGTATGACGAGCTTTGAGAGGAGTTAATATGGAAGAGAAAGTTTATATTCCTTTTGCTTTTAAGGGAAGAGACGGTTCACTTGTTTCTATGACCAGCTTGGACGAGATTGAAGATTTTCAAAGAAGTGATAATTACCCATTTAATGAGGGTGATGATGAACAGGCATTTACAGATGCTTGGAATAATTTCATCTGGGAGTTCATTGTTTGGACAGCAGAAAACAATAAAAAGAAAGATAAGGAAGAGTGTCCTTATGATACAGATTTCATTCATGATATGATTAATCTAAGTGATTTCATTTGTAATTCTGATGATGAAGTAACAGATGACTTCGATATCTATAAGGGCTGGGAATATATCACAAGAGTTTTCAAGCACCCCGTTACAGGAAAGCTTTATGGTATCCCAATACAGCGTGGTTCTTGGGGCGAGAACGATTATTATGTCGATGAATTTTATGAACTGAAGGTAACTCAGAAAGTTATAGATTGTTATGAATTTATAACTGATGAAAATTCTTGACTTTTTTTAAATTTTTTGATATAATATATACATAATAAAACGAAAGGAAAGATTTTATGATAAGCACAATAATTGAAATCGTTGTCTGTGTTATAATCTTTACTCTTATGAGTCATATAGCTTATAAGATTGACGCAGAGAAAGGTCGAAAAATCGACTGGTTTGGCTGGGGATGTTTCGTAGCAGGCATGACTTGGGGTATGATACCTTGGGATAAGCTTTTCGGTTAATTTTAAAAATAAAAAATCTTGACTTTAAATAAAAATTATGATATAATATTTATAGAAAGTTAAGAGAGAGGAATGATGTTAATGAAAAAGTATGTTGATATTGAGAGACTCAAGGACAAGTTCGCTGAGGCTTTCAAGGTGGGGGAGCATATTACAATCACAGAGAAGATAGACGGCGCAAACGCATCAATCGCAGTCGGCGAGGACGGTAAGCTTATTGCTTTTTCAAGAAGAAACGAGCTTACTCCTGAGAGCAACCTTCAGGGCTTCTATGAGTACGTTCAGTCACTTGACCCGACTATAATTTCTTGCGTACTTGGTACAAGATACATTTTCTTCGGTGAGTGGCTTGTTAAGCACACTATTAAGTATCCGCAGGAGAAGATGAAGCAGTTCTACGTATTTGACGTATGGGATACTGAAATTGAGCAGTACATTCCATGGGAGCAGACTAAGCAGATGGCAGAGTTCTGCGGTCTTAAGATGGTTCCTGTATTCTACGATGGTCCATTCACTTCTTGGGAGGACATTTACTCTTATGTCGGTAAGACAGAGATGGGCGGTGAGCCTACGGGTGAGGGCGTAGTTATTAAGTCTCAGGACAGACTTGACAATAAGTTCAGCGGCACTCCTGCATATGTAAAGATTGTCGCAAAGGAGTTCTCTGAGGTTCACCAGTCAAAGCCTCAGAAGGACATCGACCCTGCAAAGATTGCGGCAAGACAGGCTGCAGAGGCTCTTGCAGAGACTATCGTAACTCCAAGAAGAGTCGAGAAGGCAATCCAGAAGTTCGTTGAGGACGGTATTGTTCCTGAGAATTGGGACGAGAAGGACCTCGGTACAATTGCTAAGAATCTTCCAAGAGCAATTTACAATGACTGCGTAAAGGAGGAGCCCGAGACTGTTGCTCAGATTGAGAACTTCGGTAAGATTTGCGGCTCACTTTCAATGAAGCTTGCAAGAGGTCTCATTAAGTAATGAGACCTCCTAAAAGGCGTATAAAGAGAAATTTGAAAAGGAGGATAGCGAGAATGGAGCCAGAAGGCGTAAGTATGTTCGGTGCTTTTGCACCATATTGTACTTGGGATAATGATGGGGCGAAAAAGTTTGAAGAAACTGTATTTGATGCTTTAGGATTCTCACGAAATAAGAATAAAGCCACATTCGTTTCTGTATGTTTTCTTCGCCCTGATGGTACACCAAGTAATCATGGAAAGCAATACTGGTATCGTTTTCCAAATGATAAAAATATCAAAAAGGGTGACAAATTTCATATTGACAGTACCACTATCGAATATAGACGTGGTGATGAACCGTCATTGGTAGTTCAGTCATCTATCAAATCTAATCCATACGGCGATAGCGTCGTTGAGGTTGTCGATAAAACGGTAGCCTATCTTGATGAAGACTTCCCAGACGAGTTGGAAGTCATTGATAATGCAGGTAGCTGGGTATCTATACTCAGTTTCACAATAACAAACAAAAATTATATGGAGGGTAATATAATGATGGATAATAATTTTCTTAAGGGAATGTTCGGACCGATAAGCAACGGTATGTGCAAAATCACAATGGACGGCGGCATCGCTGTAAAGACTTCTAACGGCTATAAGACTTATAATGCGGCACAGGGAACATTTCTTAATTGCGATAACTTCGTATTCGGCGGCTTCGATGAGATGTTCTTCGTAGTTCCTACAAACACAGTCGCTGCAGGCGATATAATCTTCGCCAACGGCAAGCCCAAGTATGTTCTCAAGATTGACAGCACTATCCTTACTGTCGTAAACTATGAAAACGGAGCGGTAGAGCAGATGCTTCCTGAGCGTCATATGTTCATGGGTAATACTTACTTCTATGGTAAGATTGTATCTATGTTCGGTAACACAGATAATCTCAATGGTCCTGACGGAATGAATAAGATTATGCGTGTTATGATGATGAGCCAGATGATGAACGGTTCTAACGGTAAGGGCAATGACGGCATGAATCCTATGATGATGATGATGATGATGGGAGGCGGCGGCTTCGGTAACGTCTTCGATAACATCTTCGGTGCAGCTCCTTCAACACCTGCACCTGCACCCGCTGTAGCACCTGCGCCCGCACCTGTTGCACCTACAGCACCAGTAACACCTGTAGCATCTACAGAGGAGGCGAAGTAATAATGGGAGCACCTGCAAATATCAATCCTAACGATTATGCAACTAAGCCGTTTTTCGGCGACGAGAACGTCGACGTTGAGGTCGAGTTCACAACTGACGATGAGGAGGTAAATGACTAATGGGTAGCGGTGGATTTACAAGAGCAGATTTCGATGACTATTCATATCGTTCAAAGGGAGTCCGTTCCAGTGCGGACGGCTCTCTTGACATAAAACTGTGTGCAACAAGCCAGATTTACAAGGCAAGAGATATTGACAAGGCTCTTAACCCGAAGGGCGTTATAAGAGAGTGTTGCGATTCTGAAGAGCATCCTAACACTGTGCCTGTTATTCTTGCTCTTGACGTAACTGGCTCTATGGGTTCTGCGGCTAACGAGGTTGCGGCAGAACTTGGTAACCTTATGGAAGAGCTTTATAAGGACGAGTCTATCAAGGACATCGAGTTTATGATTATGGGCATTGGTGACTTTGCTTATGACGACTGTCCGCTTCAGGTATCTCAGTTCGAGTCTGATATACGTATCGCTGAGCAGCTTGACAAGGTTTACTTTGAGTTCGGCGGTGGCGGAAATAACTTCGAGTCTTATAGTGCGGCTTGGGCATTTGCAAATACTCAGACCAAGCTTGACTGCTGGAAGAGAGGAAAGAAGGGCATTATCATCACTATGGGCGACGAGAATCTCAACCCATACATCAATGCCGATAGATACAAGGCTGTAACTGATTATTCATATCAGGCTATTGAAACACCTGCTCTTTATGACGAGGTTAAGAACAAGTATGACGTATTCCACATCAATGTCGTTCACGATAGATGGGGAGACAGAGTAGACGCATCTACTTGGACAAAGGTTCTTGGTCACGGCAATTACTTCACTTGTGAGGTAAAGGCTGTTCCTCAGACAATCGTTAAGATTATCAAGAGCACTCTTGTAAACATTGACGACGCTCCAAGAAACGAAGTCAAGTTTGACGCTGACGGAAAGATTAGCTGGTAAAGGAGAATATAAATGGCGGAAATTAAAATTGTAACTGGACTTAACTATGGTGACGAGTCGAAAGGACTCGTTGCCAATGCAGTATCTACACCAACCTGTCTTAACATCTTGCCCTCAAACTCTTGTCAGAGGGCGCATACGGTAGTAGAAAACGGCGTAAGGAGAGTTTTCCGCCACTTTGGTAGCGGTACTCTCAAGGGTGCCGCTACTTACTTTTCCGAAGAATTTATGGTAAATCCCGCTATGTTCAGACGTGAGTGGGAAGAACTCGAAGCTATGGGAATTACTCCCAAAGTCTATGCAAAAATAGGCGGCGTTATGGTATCACCTGTCGATATGTTTGCCAATGTAAACGTCGAAGAGCGCCGCGGCGATAAGTCTCATTCATCTACGGGATGCGGCGTTTGGGAGTCATTAAATCGTCATAGGGTTTGTACTGAAATGGCGGGTACTCCGCACTATCATCTTGATACTATAATCAAGTATTACGAGGACGTTCTTAAAGATAAGGACGGCACACTTCCTGAGGACGTTATTAACTTCCTTCACGGAGAGTATCTCGAACCGAACATTGATGAGGATTTCCAGTGGTTTTATGACCATATCACTTTAATTATGAATGATGCAGAAGAGAAAGTACTTCTCCATTCATATCCTCTTCTTGTTTTTGAAAATGGTCAGGGACTTCTTCTTGCAGACGACCATAACTATGACTTCGAGCATAATACCCCTGCATATGTTGGTGCGAAAGTGCCTTCTAAAATAATCGCTCAGAACTTTGACAAGGGCGAAGTAGATATTGAAACTCTCTATGTAACTCGTACATATCTTACACGTCACGGCAAGGGACAGATAGGACAGACTTCTGACCTTGAATGTGACAAGGCGGCAATTAATGCGGATATGTTTGACGCTACGAATGTGCCTAACCCTAATCAGGGAACACTTCGTTATGGTAAGTTCGACCAAAGAGAAGCTAATGCCGCAGTAGCGAGAGCGCTTCGTGACTCTAAGTATTTTGAAATGAAGGGAATTAAGGCTAAGCCTTCCCTTGTAGTAACTCATACCAATGAGTTTGCAGGAACAGAAATACTTACGGCGGCGGAAGGAAAAATTAACCTTTACACTTCTGATAATGAGTCAACAATTAAATTGGAGGGATAATATGGCAAGTTGTAGCACTTGTGCACATTTAGGACCTTATGGGATTTGCCGCCTTAGTGGCGGTGATACTCTCGGAGGGTCTGGATGTTTTCGCTATGTAAGAAAAAGATATATTATTAACAAATATAATTTAATTTAAATCTTGACTTTTTCTTAATTTTTTGATATAATTATTATAGAAAGTTAAGAGAAAGGAGACATTAAATATGAGTGCTGTATTTTATATGATGGTCGGCATAGCTGGCTCTGGTAAGTCATACATTGCTCGTGACCTCGGCTGTCCTATTGTCTCCTCAGATGCTATCCGAGCAGAGCTGTTCGGTTCTGAGGAGGACCAGTCTCATAACGGCGAGGTATTCAACGAGCTTCATAAGCGTGTAAAGAACTATCTTGCGAATGGTCAGTCTTGCGTCTATGATGCAACGAACTTATCTCGTAAGCGTAGAAAGAATTTTTTAAAGGAGCTTCCTAAGGACGTTAAGAAGATTGCTGTAGTAGCTGCTACGGAAATCGACGTTATCTTAGAACAGAACGCTAATCGTATGCGCCACGTTCCTGAAGGAGTTATTTGGCGTATGTATAAGGAAATGTCTCTTCCTCGTCTTGACGAGGGCTGGGACTCTATCCGTATGATTCCTAACCCTAAGAATAAGAAGACGCTCGGTGAGTATCTTTTTGATGCTTACGGCGTAGACCACGATAATCCTCATCACCAGCTTGATGTATTTCATCATATGTTAGAGGCAAGCAAGTACGCTTCTGACCATGCGGCAGAGAAGGGTTTGGATAAGAACCTTAAGCATCTTGCACGTACTGCCGCATTATTCCACGACATCGGTAAGCCTGTCGTTAAGTCTCGTATAAAGTATAACGGTAAGGAAGATGACCATTCACATTTCTACAATCATCACGAAGTAGGAGCCTATATGGTAGCTTGCTGTGTTGGTCAATTTGCTTCTAAGCAGTATGATTTCTATGCAGCACTTATCGTTCTTATCCAGTGGCATATGGAGTATTACTTTAGAGACAATTTCATTGATGAGTTTGAGCGTCTTTATGGCAGCGAAATGAGAGCGGTCTATGACCTTCTTCACGAGGCTGATATGGCGGCTCATTAAGGGGGAAATTATGGAAAAGTGTAAACATCCTGAAGGAATGTCATTTAATATTAATGGCATCCCTGTAGACCCCTGTCTTTATGCAACGCAGCGGGTACTCACTAACTGTACCGTTGAAATAAGTCGTTGTAAAAATTGTGGTCATATTGAAATAAACTGGTATAAGACGGCAAATACGGAAGAAATACCAGAGGAAGAGTGGGGTAATTATCTCATTCCTTATCACGATTGAAAGGAGTTCTAATGGGAACTGCAATATTTTATATAATCACCGATATACTTTGGATAGTTATATCCTTTCTTAATAAGTCTACTCTTGAGAAAAGAGGTAAGTCTTCTTATTGGTGGGGCTTCCTTGCAGGTATGAATGTTATAATGGTTCTTTTATGGATTTCTAAACTTGCAGGTTGGGCAACTTTCCTAAGTTGAAATCTTGACTTTTTAAAAAAGTTATGATATAATATAAATATAATAAACGACAAGAGTCAGCAACTTTATTGAACAAAACATATTGGGTTTAATAAAAGATGAATTGCTGAATACTTTCAGCTCCACAATGGCAGTCTGAGCCTAAAGGAAAGACACCAGAATAAACTGGTTAAAATTTCTTGTCGTGTAGTGTTATAACATCTACTTCCTTAAAATTTAGGGGTCAGCTCTAATACAATAGCCCGAAGATAAGTAGGGAGTGAATGGCGAAGGTGAAAAATGAAATTAAGGACGTGAGCCTTAACACTTCAAGAATCGCCAAGTTCCTTTGCGGAATGTGGGAAGAAAGCGACGGTGTCACCAGAGGTAGCTCCTCTCCGTATTAGCTAAGACCACTTATAATGTGACAAGCTGTTGGTGGACAGCTCTATCAAAGCCACCTTTAATGTGGGATTCGTATAATGGTCAGTATTCCTGTCTTCCAAACAGGCGGTGGGAGTTCGATTCTCCTATCCCACACCATTAGAAGGCGCGTACAGCAATTATAGATTTAAAAGAAAATTTTTAATTTGGTGAAAAATTGGCTTTAAATTTATGCGTCTTGTGAATTGGAACAGTGCCTATCACGCCTATGTCAGAGCCAAAGATGATTGTAGCGCAACAGCATTGAGTAGCCAGATATGCGTACCACGGTAGACCATTTAATCTTCTTTGCAAAGAGTAGTGGCAACTTGTGGGGGTTCGCCCATTATCGGGATGTGGTGGAATTGGCAGACACGCTTGACTCAAAATCAAGTACGAAAGTGTGCGGGTTCGAGTCCCGCCATCCCGACCAGTGATTATTGATTATAGCCGCTTGCAGCAATTCATTATTTGGATTTGTATTGAAAACAAAACATCTAAGGCGGCGAGTTGAAGATTCACACAGCTAAAATTTATTTGGGTATGAACAACCCGAAACCATTTATCGAATCTTGTTTTTCTAAAGGAGGAAAAGAGTATGAGTAATTTCGCAAACTCATTCAGAAATCAGACAAATGTAACTTATACCGAGAACGGTGCTAAGGTTTACTCTACTACTGGTAACCCTGTGCTTAACCTTTTCGCAAGAATTGGTGGTATGCGTAAGGCTACTGAGTCAGAGCTTAACCGTATGTATCTTGATGCCCGCAACTCTGATAAGGAGCTTGCTGACAATATGATACTCTATGCTCGTAACATCCGTGAGGGTGGTATTGGTGAGCGTAGAATTGCAAGAACTCTTTTGAAGACTCTTGCACTTAAGGACCCTGCTAAGGTTTCTCGTAACCTTGATACTATCGTATCTGCAGGTCGTTGGGACGATTTGTTCGTTCTTGAGGGTACTTCTGTCGAGACAGAGGCTCTCGAGTTCATGAAGAATCAGTTCACTAAGGATATTAAGGACATGGCTAAGAACGAGAGCATATCTCTTCTTGCTAAGTGGCTTCCTTCTCCAAACACCAGCTCTAAGGAGACTCGTAGACTTGCTCGCAAGGTCTACACTTACTTCGGCATAACTGAGCGTACATATCGTAAGACTCTCGCAGCTCTTCGTAAGTACCTCGATGTTGTTGAGAAGAAGATGTCTTCTAACCAGTTCGGTGCTATTGACTATCAGGCAGTTCCATCTGTCGCTATGACAAGATACCGTTCTGCTTTCGGTCGTCACGACTATGAGCGTTTTGATAAGTTCATTAACGCTGTTACTAAGGGCGAGGCTAAGATTAACGCAAGCGTTTCTTATCCTTACGACCTTATTATGCCTTACATTAACCAGACTTCAAGTTGGTACTCACGTTATAACATTGAGGTTGACAAGGTTCTTGAGGCTCAGTGGAAGGCTCTTCCTGACTATGTCGAGGGTGAGCACAATGTCATTGTAATGTCAGATGTATCTGGTTCTATGTACTGCGAGGGTAATAAGCCAATTGCTACTTCTGTATCTCTTGGTATTTACTTTGCTGAGCACAACTCAGGTCCTTACAAGAACCTCTTCCTTACATTCACTGACAGACCTTCTCTTTATGAGCTTGACCCAACTGAGACAGTTGCATCTCGTGTAAACGAGGTTATGAGTCACGTAGGTTACAACACTAACCTTGACGGCGCTTTCGATGCTATTTACCGTACTGCTGTACAGGCAGGCGAGGCACCCGAGGCACTTGTCATAATCTCAGACGGTGAGATTGATGCCTTCGCTTCACGCGGTCAGGTAGACTCTATCGTCGAGAAGTGGCAGAAGACTTATGCTAAGGCAGGTCTTGTTGCTCCTAAGCTTATTATGTGGAACGTATGCTCTCGTGGTAATCGTTTCATTAGTAAGTGCGGCAACCCTGGCATTGCATACGTTTCTGGTAGCTCAGCAGCAACATTTAAGGAGCTTACAACTCTTATTACAATGGACTCTGTTGAGGCTATGACAAAGATACTTACACGTCCTCAGTTCTGCTGGAAGTGATACTATGTTTAACATAGGTGAAAGGTTAACAAGGGCATACTCTGTATGCCCAATGTTACCCGATTATGTAGGTATGTTAATATGGATTATAACAGACAGATTGTCTGCGATATAAATAAGGAGTGATTTTATTATGGCAAAGTATACTTGTCCTGTATGTGGTAAGATTTGGTATAATGTGAATGACCTTGCAGACTGCGTTGCAGCAGATGCTAAGGCGGAGAATAACAAGTAGCTTATTGAGAAGCAGAGAATCGAGGATAAGGATAAGCTTGCAGCTCTTCGTAAGGAAGTTGATACAGCTTATGCAACCCTTAAGAATAAGGTAGATGCATACAATACTGCGGCTCAGAAGTATAACTCAGCTTATACTGACAAGGCGGCAATCTTGGAGTGCTCTTACGCTTCAAGGCTTCAGAGAGTTAACCCAACCCCCGCAAATCCTTGGTTAAAGGTAGTTGAGGACGACAATCTCAGCGATGTCATTCGTTCTACTTTCGGTTATTAATCGGAGGTCTTATGGCATACAAGCAGAATAGTCATAAAAACGATTGGGATAAGAGAGACAACACAAGTTTTTCTAAAGACTCAGAAAAAGAAAAAGATAAAAGGAAGAAAGAATCTGACCGTCGCCGTTCTAAGCGTAAGAGAGATAACTATTACGACGATGACGACGACGATTATGAATAACAGACGCGTAACTGCATTTCCCTTTATAAAGAAATGAAAAAACATGGTTTTCCCTCCTGTTGATTGTGTATATAGATTGCGTCTGGTAAAAGTCAAGGCTATAAAGTCTTGACTTTTTTTATTATTTATGATATAATATAATTAGATAAAGATAAAAGGAGGAAGGAAAATGCCTGATGATGTTTATTCTTTTTCAAAAGAAGAGCTGGCAACTTTGTCAGAAGATTTTTAGAAACACGTTAAATAGCACGGCGGTAATAGTGGAAGATACAAAATGCCCAAGCACTGGATGAAAATGGTAATATTTGCGCCGCCACGTGCAGGATGCTATTATAAGGGATATGAATGTGCTTGCGGTTATGAATTTTATTTAAGGAGAAAATAATGAGAGATTATATTTATGATTGTCCAAAATGCGGTTGCGGAGACGAAACTAAAATTATTTATACACAATCACATATTAAGGATGAGAAGGACCCCGAGTATTACACTTATGCAAGAATAGGACGCTTAACTTGTAAGAAATGCGGTTTCTTTATCCAGACTATTGAAGATACTATCTCTAAAGATTTAATAGACTGCACTGTAATTAAATGGAATAAGTTATATAATATGTTAAAAAGGGAGAGGGCATAATGATTAAATTAAAATATTTCTTTGAAGCTCTCAAATTTGAGCTTAGTAAACCGCAATGGTTTAGAAATTTCTTTATTACTCATAACTCACTTGGTCTGTTCAGTATCAACTCTCATATCAATCAGCACACTGGTCAGCCCAAAGTCGCATATAATACTGTTGAGACAGCTAAGAAATGTGCAGGCAAAATGAGTGAGAAGAAGGGCGTACACTTTAGTTACTATAAATGTCTTTACTGCGGCAAGTATCATATCGGTAGAAACGCAGAGAATAAGGGGGAGAACAATGATTAAACCTGCAATACTTTTCGAGGACCAATTGAGGTTAAGAATCGCAGAAACTTGGTATGACCCCGATTATATGTATTACTATGATACAACGCCGGGCATACCAGATATAGCAGATAAGCCTGATAATCAGTATCAGTTTGTTTCAGTTGATGAAAAGGGAGAAGTTGTTGGCTTCTTTTCTTATTGGGTTTATGAACCTTCAAAGAGAGCTATGAACTTTGGTTTAATGGCTTTTAGAAAACACAACAGAACCTTTATAAAAGATGCCGTTCAAATGTTCAAAGATATGTTCGAGAAGTTTGGCATTGAAAGTGCTGAATGGCGATGTTATGCAGACAATAATGAGGCTCTGAAACTTTATCGCCACATTATCAAAGAGTACGGCGGCGTAGAAGTGGGAACTCTTCGTCGTAATGGAGCGCCGCAGAATAGAAAGATTTGTGACACAATTCTTTTTGAGATTTTAAAAGACGACCTTCACTGGAATAAGACTGAGAACAAGATTCTTAACCAAAAAGAATATGCAGCTTATTTGAAAGAATATGAAGATTTCAATAGGCTTATGGAAGAGTGTGGCTTTGAAGTAATTCGTCCAAGTGAAAGGAGTTAATTAATGAAAAAGATACCTAAGTGGGCAATAGTATTTGCTCTCGGAATTATAATAATGGTCTTAGGTCTTTCAGCAATATTTATACTTATGGCATTAGAGTTAATGACTCAAATTATACTGATTATATGTACGACCAGTATTCTTTTCGGGGCTATATTAACAGGTGCTGGAATTGGTTATTGGAGGGATTAAATGCGTATAGGAATAGACTTAGATAATGTATGTGTTACTACAACAGAAGCTGTTCTTGAATATCTTGCAGAGCGTGGAGCACCGAAAAAGGAAATCCAAGATATTCGCAACTATTGGATAGAAAAGAACTATCCACCAGAGTATTCTCTCTTAATCAAGGAAGCCTTCGAGTCCAAAGAAATGTGGAAGAAGGTTAAGATGATTAAGGGCGCAAAGAAATACATCAAAAAGCTTTATGAGGACGGTCACGAACTCTATTTCGTTACCAGCTCTTTGCCTGAGAATTTGAGAAAGAAAATTAAACATCTTTCTCGCAATCTTGATTTCTTGCCGCAAGATTATGTGTGGAAGAATACTATCAATATTCACCGTAAGTAGCTTCTTGACCTTGATGTTCTTGTTGATGACTGTTTCGATAATCTTTGGGGTAAAAGAAGTTATACAAGTATTTGCTTTATGTATCCTTGGAACTTTGATAAAATTAAAGATAGCCCTGAGATACTCGCTTGTTATGATTGGTGTGAGGTATATGCTGTAATTAAAGGAATTGAGGTGAAGAAGAAAGATGGAGGTGAATGAATTGGGTTTAATTGAATACACGATTGAAGAAAAGCTTGCTCCAATCAGAGAAACTCTTCACGTTTTGAATGAGAGGAGTATTGCAATTAAAAATGAAATGTTTCGTCTTGAGCAAGAAGAAACACAGCTCATTCAAGAAAGATTGAGACCTCTTGTTGGTCGTGCCTTTGCTTATAAACATAACCATGATAAGGTCTTTTTTGTTTATGCGGTACCAAGAATGACTTATACTCAGAGTGGTACTCGTAGTTTTAATCCATATCAAATTCCTGTTCTTAAATTAAACTGGGATAAGGACGGCTGGGATTCAAAACTCTGTCCTGAACTTGAAAGGGATACGATTTATTCTCGTTGTCATACCAGTGAAGACGCTCTTGCACATTTTAAAGAGGAATTTGATGAAATAGAAATTCCAGAATTTTGGGAAACGGTAAACAGAGAATTAAAGAAGTTTATCGGGGAGGTTCAGCGTGAAGAAACCAATCGTAGTTAATTTATTCGGTGCGCCGGGTAGCGGCAAATCAACAGGAGCAGCTTATATATTCTCTCGCTTAAAAATGCAGGGAGTGAATTGTGAGCTTATTACAGAATATGCAAAGGATAAAACGTGGGAGAAGAACTTTGAGGCTCTTGACTGTCAGGAATATATCTTCGGTAAACAGTCATATCGTATGAAGCGTTGCCGTGATAAGGTTGATGTAATTATTACAGACAGTCCATTACCGCTTGGTATTTTCTATAATACCAATCCTGTTCTTGAAAAGAATTATCCAGCTCTTGTCTTAGATGTATTTAATACCTATGAAAATATGAACTATGCGCTTCTAAGAAATAAACCTTATAATCCTATCGGCAGAAATCAGACACAAGAAGAGTCAGATGCAATAGGAGACAGAATACAGTTCTTCCTTGAAGATAATGATATTCATTATACTCTTGGTTTAGGAGAAGAAAAGTTTTATGATTTTATCGTTGATGAAGTCTTGTTGAAATTAAAGGAGGATAAGGAGAATGAATGTGCCGCTAACAAATAGTGATAAGATTATATCGGTTGATAAAATAACTCTTGAGGTAACTCTGGAAGGCGGCGAAAAAGCGTAGGTAGAATATAATGTTAAGGGAGGAGTTCCAGTATGGTCTCAGCGTGGAGATACTTGCTGGGGTCTTCCTGAGATTGAAGTAAAGTTTTACGCTACTAACGCTACTGTAATACGAAATGCAAAAGTTGAAGAATCGCCAGAAGAAGAAGTATTTCCTCCATTTAAAATAAATGGAATTTCTTGGTAATCAAAATCTTTACTTTTTTCAAATTTTTTGATATAATATATATAGAAAAGTTAAGAAAGGAGTAGATAGAATGGAAGATAGATTTGCTTCAATGCCTGAAGGTAAGCACTGTCTCGAAACAGTTAAGTTCCTTCAGGACAAGGGCTACAGAGTAATTTACTGCGCTCTTTATGGAGCACAGAACTACAATCTCCAGAGAGAAAAGAGCGACTATGACTACAAGGCTGTCGTTGTTCCAACTCTTAAGGACATTGTTCTTAACACAAAGCCAGTTTCTCATGATGAGGACCTCCCTTTTGATGGTAAGGTTGACATTAAAGATGTTCGTCTTATGGTTGACCAGTGGAAGAAGGGCGCTACAAACTTTATGGAACTTCTTTTCACAGACTGGTTTTGGGTTCATCCAGATTACAGCCCAATGCTTTGGTTTAGACTTAACCGTGACGCAGTTGCTCATGCCAACGAAGCGTCTGCAATCAAGGCAATGGTCGGTATGATTAAGGAGAAGTTTAATGCGCTTGACCATCCATACCCTGTTCAGGTTGAAGAGGTTAATGAGTTTGGTTATGCATCAAAGCAGCTTTCTCACGAAATGAGACTTCTTGCTATGATTTCTCAGTACAACAAGAAGGATTACGGAGTCGTTCTTAATCCTTTTAAGGGTGCAGGCAATGAGGAAATTCAGAAGTACTGGAAGGAAATCCTCGGAGTTAAGGACAGAACAATTAACTATGAAAAGGATTATGCTATGAAGCTTGGTAAGAGAATCGTTAACGAGGCTGACGCTTGGTTCGAAGAGTACCAGAAGGCTGGCTTTAAGTTTGACGAAGAGACTATCAAGTCAATGGACGAACAGAAGTTTCTTATCATCAAGAGAGCACTCGAAGCAGAACTTTGGGAGGGTAAGGTATGATTTTCGTTAAAGGAGATTTACTTACCTCTCCTGTTCAATACCTTGCACATCAGGTCAATTGCAAGGGCGTTATGGGAGCTGGTCTTGCGAAACAAATGCGGGACCAGTATCCTCGTTTATATGAAGATTATGTAACATTTATACAGGATAATAGTGATATTGTCGATACCCTTTTGGGGCATTGTCTTTGTCATTATACTCACGATATATGTGACCATATTGTCGTCAATATATTTGGACAGGAAGGGTACGGTAGAAATGGTAATTACACAAATTATGAAGCTGTTTATAGGGGTTTTGTCGAGCTTAAAGAAGAGCTTATCGCAGACAACACCTTCACAGAAGACAGTCAGATAACTGTAGCAATTCCATATGGTTTTGGTTGCGGTTTAGCTGGCGGCGACTGGGACACTATGTATCAGCTTTTTGTAAAACTTGAAACAGAAGAGCATTTTCTTTTCATTTGTTATAAGCTATAAGGAGGAATTATGGGAAGACTTTTCGTTACTGGAGACACTCATGGTGGTCTCGATATGTCAAAATTAAATAGCCGCCATTTTAAGTGCGATGGTCTTACCAAAGACGACATCCTCGTTATTATGGGAGATGCAGGTTTCGTATGGTGTGACTCTGCAACTGAGAGGTTCTGGCAAAAGTTTTTGAATGATAAGCCTTGGACTACATTCTGTGTACTTGGTAATCACGAGAATTATGATGCCATTGAACAGCTCCCTACCACAACTTTTGGCGGCGAAATGTGTTGGAAAGTCAGTGATTCAATTTATTATGCTATGAGCGGCAAGGTTTATAATCTTTGCGGCAAGAACTGTCTTGTAGTAAATGGCGCAGACTCTCACGACATATTTATTGACGGTAAGCGTTATCGTACACCTCACGTTTCTTGGTGGGAGCAAGAACAAATCACTGAGGAAGATATAGAGGTAGCAAAGATTAATCTTCAGAAATACAATAATACTGTTGATTTTGTATTCAGTCATACTGGCGGCGTGGATACTTGTAACTTTCTTGGTTATAAGCCAACCATTTCTGACGAAAGACTAACTCGCATTTTAGACGACGTTATATACAAAGAGCATTTCTGTGGTCATTATCATAAGGATATACTTACACCTACTACTCATATTCTTTATGATGACCTTAGAATGATTGCTTTTGAAGAAAAGGAGAGTGTATTTTAATGAAACCAGTAAATGACCATGAGCTTAAACTTATGATACAGACACGTCCAACTGAGGTTTTTGCTTATATCAAAGACCTTCAGAAAAGACTTCATTGGGCAGAGAGCGAGAATGAAAGTCATCAGAGAACCATAAAAGACTATGAAGAAAAATTTAACAAATATAATGAAATGATGGCTCGTTATGACAACATTGTAACTCGTTATGAGCGTATAGTTGAAAAATTTCTCGAAGAAAGAAAGAATTTTCCAGACCATTGTGATGGCTGAGGAGGGAACATATGACCGATAAAAATAAGCAGAGTGTTGATATGATTCAGTCAGCAATAATTTCTGACATTGAGGATACACTTGGTGCAGGTGATTATAGCTATTCAAAAATTAATGAAATGGCGCAGGTGTTGCTTACCCTTGAAAAAGCAAAAGGAGAAGAAATAAAGATAATGAACTGGGGTAAAATTACCACAGTTTCAGATAACTCAGAACTTAATATAACACAGGAGGGTAATGAATAATGGAAACTAATGGCGTAATTCAGTAGACTTTACTTAATGCTACCGCATTTCAGGTTGTATGTGGGGTAGTTGTAAACGAACAGTCAGGTACTGCGGTATTTGCACTTAAACTTAACAGTGAGAATATTCAGCAGGTTCTTGACATTGCTAACAAGGAAGTATGGGAGCAGCTCGTTGGTTCACCTGTAAGGGTTCGTCTTGGAAAGGACGGCGAAGGTAAGCCTAAGCTTGAAGCTGTAGGACACTTCTTGGCAAATAAGTGGATTACAATTCCTGACGAGACACCTATTGAAAAAGAGGTTCAGGAGAATGACGTTTAGGCATAATCAAATCGGTGGTGCGTTCTTCTTTGAAGGCGGAGTAATTCTATTTCCCAGTGACACAAAGGACTTCTTTTTTATTTTTACAGATGAAGAGGATGCTCTTTTCTTCCGCCGTGGACTTATGTATAATCATTTAATGCTTCTACATAAATATACTTTTCCGCCATTTCTTTTCTGTTACTACACAGAAGAAGAAGAAAATATCTCGATTATAAAGACAAGAGATTTACAAACTGGGAAAGATATATACTTTAATAAAGGTAAAATTGTAAGGACGTAAATTTTTACGTCCTTTTTTATTGACTTTTCTTTAATTTTATGATATAATATATATAGAAAATGAAAAAAGGAGGAAAGGAAATGTACAATGAAAGAGTATTCTGCCTTTGGGTTGACGACATTCGTCCTATGAATTTCTGCATCCAAATGCTTCACGATTACAACTGTAACTCTGTTAAGTCTGTTAATCAGGCTAAGAGAGCAATAGAGAACGGAGAGAAGATGGGTTGCGACCGCTTCATAATCGACCTTGACCACGACCTCGGTGACTTTGCTTTTGACGGCGGTGACGGTTATGAGCTTGTTAAGTGGCTTATCGAGACTGAGAGAAACACTAAGAACTATATAGTTCAGTGTCACTCTATGAATCCTGTTGGTAAGGCAAACATCCTTGCTCTTTACAACAGATACTTTCCGCCTTTTGACGAGGACTATTTCTTTGAGGAGAGAGAGTAATGAAAATAACAGACGAAATCAAAATTCAGATAAATGAGTTATATCTCGAACTCGGCGTTAAGAAGAGAGTGGCTGAGATAGTTGGCTGCTCTCCTTCAACTGTTTCTAAGTATATCATTGAGGGCTATGTTTCTCAGAAAGACAAGGAAGAGTTGCCGCCATTTGATGAGAGTAAGATTACTGGTCCAAGACATTACAAAGATTGGGCAGAATTTTTCTCTGACTGTATATTGACTGCTGACGAGAAAGCAGAAATGAAAGAGATACAGAAGGAGGTAATGATATGAAATATGTATGCTTTGAAATGCCCGACGGCAATAAGTGGATGGCGGCACTTGACGACATCGACGTAATCAGAGATAATGAAATAATCTTCCACGGTTCTTTCCAAGTTATCGCTTCTCGTTTACTTGGTCTGACCTATCCTGAGTATCTCCGTTTCCTTCAGTCTCGCGGCGCAACATTGAAGGGTAAGCAAGGCTATTGCTACGGATACTTCAAGGATAAGGCGGCGTGTCAGAAGGTTTGCAAACTTCTCAATGATAAACTTATGGACCTTGAAATGGATATGGAGGGATAAATGTGCAGTTTATGGTACGAGAGCTTGCGGCGTTTGAGCTTCGTTATACTGATGAATATAAAAAGAAGTTCATTCTTCCGCTCGATACAGAAAAGAATAAGGGAATAACAATCGACCTCGGCTGGGAAGATTTAAACGATTGTTGGGATACCATAACAGGCGTTTGTGATTTAATCGCAGATGCTCGTGTATCTATGGCAATTTTTAATCTTGCTGAACTTTTTGAGTCAGTAGAAGAAACTGTTGCGCCCCCATATAGCGCACCAACTACTATCTTAAAGAGAACTATGCTTGGAAAAGATGGACGCGCAGCGGCAAGAATTATTGACGAATTAATGACTAAGAGACATTATACAAGAATATTTACTGGTAATCCAGAAGAATATGTATATGTAATGCTCCATAGTGGGCTTGTTTATTAAGGAGGATTAAAATGGATAAAAATGATGTAATAGATGGGTTAAAAACTCTTCTTATTATTACTGGTATGTTAACAGTCATAATTGTTATCGTATGTCTGATTTGTAATTCAGCAGAAGCCAAGGACGAGAAAGAGCTAAGTAACAAAATTCATTCTTATAAGACAATAACCGTTAATGGCGAAGTCTTTGATACTGACAATATTCTCGATGTTGACATTCACAAACGCTCTTATGAGAATGATACAGTAACTTTCGCTATGAAAGACGGTACTGAAGTAGAAGTGCAGATAGGTAACTGGACTTTAAAGAACTGAAAGGAGATACTATGTACGGAAGAGACGGTGAAGCAACCTTTTACACAGTTCTCATTTTCATTGTAATCGGTTTTATCTTACTTTGCTTTGAAAGTTGTTGGAGTAATTCGGTTGCAGAAGATGACGTTTATCGGCATAAATATATTGTCATTGAAGGCAAATATTATGATACAAAAGAAGATATAGAATCAATCACCGCTGATGTCGTTATGCACGACAAACACGTTATTACTATTCGCTTCAAAGACGGTACAACATATCAGACACAGGAAGGACAATACACATTTGCAGAGACAAAACCTGAAACTACGAAAGGGGAAACTAAATGAATGTATGGACTTATTGGCGTTGTGCGTCTTGTAAAAATATAATTCGAGGAGACAATAAATCCTGCCCATGTTGTGGCGCCGCCATACCCAATGGGACTAAATATATGATGCCTGATGACCCCGAAGTTATCAGTGCTATAGACTGCGGCGAAATAATTACGGGCGAGGATAGTTACAAGAAGGAAATAAATTCCATGGGTATCGTTGAAGAAATTGTACCCGAAGAACTTGAAAGTAATAAGCCGAACTGGAACTGTATTTATTGCGGCTATCAGAACGCTTATGAAGCTACATCTTGTGTGAACTGCGGCGCAGGAAAAGAAGAAGCAGAAGAGGACTACTTTGGCAATAAGCCTACATTCGACGAAAAGAATGAAGAAGATTTTGAAACTCGTAAGGGCTATTCCTACGATGATTTTATCAAAGAAATAGAAGAGCCTCCTCTTGTAACTTTCGCAGATACGGACGGCGGCGAAACGGAACCAGACCCAGAGCCTAAAGAAAGTTTTTTTCATAAAACCAAAGATGCAATAGGAGACTTTATTCATTCTGATGTATTCCCTGTCGCAGCTAAGATAACAGCAGGCGTTCTTGCTTTAATTTTCCTTATATGGCTTTTTGTTCCTATAATCAGAGTTGGTAAGGTAACTGGCTTTGAGTGGGACCGTACCATTGAAGTAGAAGAATTTACACTCTGTCACGAAGAAGATTGGTCAGTGCCAGCAGGCGGTAGGATAACATCGCAAGAGCAACGATTGCATCATACTGACCACGTTATAGACCATTATGAAACCAAAACACGTCAAGTCTCTTATCAGGTTCTTGACCATTATGATACTCACGTCTATTATAGTGACAATGGTAATGGACAGGCAACTAAGCATGAAACACGCACACCTGTTTATCGTACCGAATATCGTACAGAGACGTATCAAGACCCTGTATATAAAGATGTCCCAGTCTATAAAACCTATTACCATTATGATATAGACCGTTGGAAGCATCATAGCGACCTGCGTACTTCTGGCTTAGACCGTAACCCATACTGGAAGGAAACCACAATACCCGAGGACGTTTCTAATCCAGACTATGGCGACAAGCGTCTTGGCGATAGAACTGAGCATTACTATGCAGTAATTGTCGATGACCGAGAAGATATTCGTAATACGCCAGTCTCATACTCTGACTGGATGGACCTTGAAATCGGTCAGGAAATTGAATATAAGACCTTTAGGTTTAGCCATAAACCTTTAGGCGGCTATTAAAAGGTAGAATTTTATTCTACCTTTTTTCTTTACTTTTTTAAAAATTTATATTATAATATATATAGAAAATGAAAAAGAGAAAGGAATGATTTGATGAAAATAGTTATCAACTCTTGTTATGGAGGTTTCTCTATATCCAATCAGTGTGCTGCTCTTATGGGCGCTACGGTTTATGAAGAGGTTTCTACTAATTACCGTTGGAAGCGTCACGAATGGGCAGATAACAAGGCAGATAGAGATTTCCGTACTGATGAAAGACTTATTGCTCTTATTGAAGAGAAGGGCTCTGAATGGTGTTCTGGTGAATGTGCTGAACTTACCATTGTTGAGATTCCCGATGATGTAGAGTGGGAAGTTGAAGAGTACGACGGAAATGAATGGGTTTCCGAAGTACATAGAACTTGGTGCTAAGGAGGTATTACAATGGGTTTTCACAAGCATACATTTCCAATCAGAATGATTGATGCGGCTGAGAAGCCCATTGAAATCGTAACTGGTTGGACTAATGAAGATTACACAATCGGTTTCCACAAGGTGTACAAGGGTAAGAAGTGGGCTGCAACTGACCTTTACACAGGTACTTACTACACAGTTCAGGAGACACGTCAGAAGTGCATGGACTGGATTGCAGCCAATCAGGACACCATCAAGGAGAAGATGGAATCTCCTGCATACATTCAGAGAGTAATGGAGTTTAAGACACTTCTTGAAAAGGAAAAGGAGGATTTATAATGGACGAGATAAAAGGTATAATGCCAGTAACTAACCCAATCCCTGCGAATGCGCCTTGCGGTGAATGCAATACAGATACGTGCGAAGGCTGCCCTTACAGAGAGGAGCTTGTGAATGAAAATAATTAAGCCCGGCAAGCACGTCGCAATGAGAGCTGATTTTACCTGCGAGTCTATTCTTGAGGATAAATGTAAATGTTGCGATTGTGTCTTTGAATTTACTGAAAGTGAATGTGTTTATAGCGACGTTGATAATGAGCTTATTGATTCTGCCTATTTCCATAGAGGACTTAGAACCATTGCTTATCAGAAAATAAAATCTTATCATCGCTATAGTGTTTTTTGTCCTAATTGTCAGAAGTTAAATGAATTCAAGCAAGGCGAGGAAGAGCAAATACAAATGAGAGAAGGCGGTTGGCAATATCATACTATCAAAGCAGACTGGGCAGAAATTAAAGAAAAAGAAAGAGAGGAAAACGAATGATTCTTGTTTTAGGTGGCATAGGAATGATACCAATTGGTATCATACTAATTATAATCGGTTCACATCTTGAAAAAGTTTGGGACTTCGATGAAGACGATTTTAGCATAGCCAGTGCTTTTGGCAGTATTTTTCTCATCTTCGGTCTCTTTTTCACCGCGTTTTTCGGCACGGGTGCTTTGATTTGTCATAGCGATTATAAAAATGACATTATAAGACAACGCCTCGAAGAAGATAGAGCATCTGTTATAGCAGAACTCAAGCGAGAAGATACAGATGTGCTTTTAAAAGGTATTGAAGATGCAAAAGAATTTAATGAAGAAATAAGAAAAAATCAAAGAAATTTAGAGAGTCCTTGGTTTAACTGGATTACTCCTTCAGTTTATAATGAATTTGACCCAATAGAATACTAAGAATTGCCGCTATGCCCATAGATTATAGGTATGGCGGCGAAATTTTTATTACTTTAATTCTTTACTTTTTATAAAAATTATAGTATAATATATATAGAAAGTTAAGAAAGGAGTTTGTAAATGATACAAATAACATTTCTTCGAGATAAGTTTTCTATGCTCTTTCCCTCTTGGAGAGATGCTTTTATGAAAGCAGAAGAGTATCTTGCCGAAAAAGTAAAAGAGTTCCCCAATGATGAGTCGTGGGCTGAAGACTGGGAGGATGTAACTTTCCTTCGTCATTTTAGTGAGGAGGCTCATAGATACGAGAACGTCGTCGGTAATACTGTTCGTTTTGACGACACTGACGGCGAACTTTATTCAAAGATTTATGACGGCTGTTTACAGGCAACAATGTCTTATGGCTGTCATGAAGACGGTATCGGTTGGAATCCGTTTGGTCATTGGTGCGGTGAATGTACTAAGAGTGATTGTTACGGCTGTCCAAACGAGTTCATTAAGGAGGATAATGAATGAGAAAAATAAAATTTGACCAGACAGACAAAAATTTTATTGCATACGTTCTTAAAATAACTTCCGAAGGATTAAAAGAGAAAACCATCGAAAAGGATTTATCCAGAGAAGAGTGGGCTGAATTCGTAGGAGAGATTGATAAGCTGGCAATAAAATTTGAAAAAGCCATAGACGAAAAGATTATGACATTTACTGATGATGAAATGGATATGCTTTGTAATATCCTTCAGCGTTTTGTAAATGTTGTGCACGAAGAATTTGAGAACGGCAAAACCAATGCTTGGGATTATGCGGGTGCTATTTCCATATTCGTAAGCATTGAAAATACACTATCAGATACTCGTTTTGAACTTTTTAAGGAGGAAAAATAATGGACGGCAAAGACATTGAATTATTCACCATTCATTTATCTGTTAATGAGATAAAGGAAATCGCATCAGTTCTCGGCGACCGCAATAGAGAACTTCAGAAGGAAGTTGAGAAGGTATACAATGGCGACAGTACCATTACTGAGGAGCGTCTGGAAGAAATCGGTAAGGAAGTAATAAACATCGGCACAGCCCTTCACAAGATAACTGAGGAAATCGAAAGAGTATACGGCTTGATAAAGGGGGTTTTATAATGGAAGAGAAAGACCTGAAAAGAGAATTTCCCATAACTCTTACGGGAGAGGAAATCGTAATAATTACTCAGGCACTGAGTTCCGTACAGGACCATTATAAACGTGAGATTGCCACATCTGACGGTCTTATTAAGGCTTGTCTTATTGCTGAGTATAAGGGCTATGTCTGCGCAACTGACGAAATCGGTCAGAAATTTGCTGACGCTCTCGGCATTGACCTTGAGGAGGAAGAGTAATGGAATACATATGGGTTGTCGAATGTACAGAATGGGAGGAGCCTAACCTTCATAGAACAATAAAAGGGGCAAAGGAAGATGTTGAACTTTGTCTTAGAGAATGCTACAAGGAGTATTCAGAAGACGAAGGCTGGCATCCTTCATTTCTTTCGGCGGCACTTGATTATCTTGAGAATAGTTATAAGAGTGCTGTTGAAAATGGAAGTTCTTATTTCTGTTGTAAGACAGACTGGTGCGGCGATTTTTATATAACAAGAATACTATTGGAGGATTAAATGGCTAAGAACTTTTATAATTTCACTTCTGAAGAGCTTTTACTTCTTAAAGCTGCTTTGAGTCATTATCTGTCAACAACTCGCAGAGATTATAGGGCGGGTATGGTTGACTCAGATGATTATGACTATATCGTTGATTCAATTTTCGCTATGAAAAACAAGCTCGGAATTGAGCTTGATATTAAAGAATAAATAACTGTTCGCCGCCGTGCCCAAGCATAATCATTCACAGAGGGTATGGCGGCGAAATTTTTATATCTAAAAAATCTTTACTTTTAAATAAATTTTTGTTATAATATATATAGAAAAAGTGAAAGAGAGGAATTAAAAATGAAAAAGCAGAGGAGAACTTTTCTTGCAATGTATGTATGTAGAACTTGTGGCGCAATAGATGGTCACTCTACAAAGATAGGCATTGAAGAGGATAATTCTGGTTACGGTCTAACAAGTGATATGATAGCAAATCAGCTTGCAACTGTAGCCAATGAAACGAAGATACATCACTGCGGCGGTCCTATGTTCGGAGTAATGGACATTAAGTATTTTAAGGAGATAGAATAATGGCTAAAGAGATAATCACGGTTCGTCTCGAAGATATGGACATTAGTGTCCTTATGGCTATTTATCATCGCCAGTATATGCCTGTTTTTGGCTCATTAAAAGACGTACACGGTAAAAGATGTGTTGAGTTGGAGAATATGACTCCTACTCCAATCAAAGTTCATAAGTGTAAGAATTATGTAGAGGGCGACGAATATTGTCGCTGTTGTCCACAAACGGACTATTATTCTTGTTTTAAGGAGGGGTAATAAGATGAGTCTTATAGAATATATTAAACTTTATCTTGCCGTTAAGGCAGATTGTAAACGCAGATACAGGAGAGACATCGAAGAGCGTATGAGGGAGCTTATGGAAGCCTACAGAATGGAGGGCTAAAATGATGACAAGAGAACAGGAAGAGCAGGCTAAAGAAATTGCCAAAGACATCGCTAAGCGTGCTGCAAAAGGAGAATTTGGCTGGGTAACGGGACGGAATGGCTGGGCTTCGGAAGAAGAGTTCCAGACTTATATGAAAGAGAGGAAATTTACTTATGTTAAAGATACAGGAGTTCATCAAGGCACATGATAACTGGCGTGACCTTTTATCTGCTGAGCCTTATAACTTGAAGATTTCTGAGGACGACGGTTTTGTCCTCTTTAAGTACAACCAAATAGCATCTGACTTCTCTCAGGAGATTTGTCAGGAGGCACGTGGACTTATCCTTGATTCTGAGGATAACTTCCGTGTAGTTCGTTATGCGTTCAAGAAGTTCTTCAATATCGACGAGGGATTCGCAGCTCATATCGACTGGGATACTGCCGTTGCAACTGAAAAGATAGATGGTTCAATAATGTCTGTGTGGTATGCTCGTGGTAAGTGGCATCTTTCTACCAATGGTACAATAGATGCTTTCAAGGCTGAGCTTGCTGGTGTAGGTCCTTACAAGACTTTCGGTGAACTTTTCGAGTCTGTTCTCCCTTTGTCTACTTTTGTAGGTAATCGTTATGAGAATATCTGCTGGACTTTCGAGCTTGTATCTCCTTACAACAAGGTAGTCATCGACTATCCTGAGACTAAGGTATACCTCCTTTCTGTTCGTTTTATGGACTGCCTTGCAGAGTTAGATTATGACCGTATTTCTTTCTACGCAGCTAAGCTGGGCGTAGCTTATCCTCAGTTCTACTACATGAACGACGAGGCAGGTTTCCGCCGCCTTGTTGAGAATATGCCAGAGGGTCACGAGGGTGTCGTTGTTCGTGACCAGTACAATGAGCGTGTTAAGATTAAGACTTTACTTTACTTCCAGATGCACAAGGCAAAGAACAACGGTGTCATCACATTGGAGCGTATCGTAGACTTAATTCGTGCAAATGACCATTATGAGTTCTTATCTTACTTCCCTGAGTATACTGATGTATTTAACCACGTTAAGCACCAGCTCGATACAGTAGACGCACGTAAGGAGAAGATAGTACAGGACGTTAAGCTTTGGAAGATGGAGAACAAGGACGTTTATGAGCAGGACGCAAGAATGGCTCGTAAGTGGTTCGCTCAGGACATAGCTAAGGGTCAGTATGCAGCTCTCTATTTTGCAGCTTATGACAATCATCTTGATGAGACAATCGCAGGTATGAGAACAGACCAGTTCATTCACGCTTTCAATATAAAGGAGGACTAATATGGCTTGTTTTGCTTTTTGGGCAATGGTTGTTGCCCTTATAGGAATAGACACCGTATGGATAGATACGGATGAAGAGATAAAGAAAGAAGAGAAAGAATCTCTTCATATTGATGACATTGATAGTTGGCATTAATGATATGATGCAGTAAACTGGAGGGATAATATGTTACTTAAAATCACGCTTCATAATGCTATTACTACCAGAGTTACTTGGTCGACTTACTGGGAAGATGCACTTGCCGCAGTCCGAGGTTTTCTTAATGAATCTCAATTCGGTGGGGCGGCACGACAGTCTATTGCTGAAGATAGGGGAGTTATTAAAGGATTGGAGAAGCTATTTAATGATAAAATGGCATACTCCGCTTGGAATACAAAAGAGGTCTGTGGAAATCAATTCAAGATAGAAGAAGTCAAGATAACTCCTGCCAATGAAGTTATTCTAAATGAGCTTTTCCGTTGTCGTCGTAGTGGCGGAATAGATGGCGGCTGGGTTCGTTATAACAATCTTCGTACTCTTGTTAGCTCAAATGGAGCTTTAATGGGCACAATGAATGGTCTTATTAAACTGGGTATAGCTGAGAAACAATCTCAAACTCTGCTTGATGGAGAAGTGATGAAGTTTTGCCGAATAAGAAGAGAGCACGTTTATGGAAGATAAAATATCTTTGATGATGGGAGGACTAATATGGGCTTCTTTCTTGCTGCCGCAGTATTTATTCTTTTAATTTGTGAATGGGAGGACGATTAAGTGAAAGTACCTAAGTTTGCATATTACATATCACTTCTTATAACCACAATCTTTGCAACCTTATTCTATACTATAGCTCCTTTACTTATAGCTGTGGCGGCAGTTATGTGTTTAGGACTCTCTGGCATATGGATAAGACCGATAGCATTTGTTATCTATGTTTTTATGCTGGAATGGCAGAAAGCTAAGGCGGCACTTCGGTTATTTGGAATAAGGACAGAGGACGACGAAGATGAGTAAATTATTCCCATTAACTTTTGAGGATTTGCCGCCAAAACCTCAGAAGAAGAAACCAAAATTTGTCGGAGTAGAGTTAGACCCAACCACATCTGTTGAGGTCAAGGAGACAGTTTTTAACCCCAATGATTATAAAGTGGACTGTGGCGACCTTAGTCTCTACTGCGCGGCTATGTTCGGAGGTCCACTCTATTAAGGAGGATACTTATGGATAAGGCTACAATTTCCTTCTTATACTTTGCTACAATAGTCGCAGGAATAATTTTTGTTACAAAGTATGTCTGTATGGCTCTTGCAGCAAGGTATAAAATGGAACAGGAGAAATATAAGTATGAGAGACAGACCGAATACTATGACAGAACCTATCGTTAATTCTCTATAATATTATTATATCATCTTGGGACGGGAAAGTCAATAAAAAATTTAAAAGCTAAAAAATCTTGACTTTTATAAAAATTTATGATATAATATATATAGAAAGTTAAGAAAGGGGAATGTAAATGGACGGTTTCGATTACGGACAAATAGAGGATATGGTATTCTGGGAGGATACCTATGAATTCGAGCAGGCTATATCTGAAATGGAAAAGGAGAATGCGTAATGGAAAAGTTTGACTATACCAATCAGAAGACAGAGACTGCTGCTAAGAAGCAGGCAAGAATAGACCTCACAGCATGGCTTCTTGAAGTTCTTACAAAGGAATTCGGAGAAGAGAACGTAGGTCTTGTTGATAAGAATACAATCGGTTTCGCTTTCGGCACGGTAAATGATAATGACGGCTATCCCTGCGATATGGTAGCTACCATTAAGCCTACTATTAAGAATTATCAGGACCACAATGGCGAGAAGAGACAGACAGAAGCCTTCGACCTTATGCAGGCTATTGAAGACTACAAGATGGAGTTAGGAGAAAAGAACTAATTAAGGGGAGGGCGGCTTATGCTTAAACTTAGAGATATGGTGCAGCTTTCAGAAGAGGACGAAGACTTCATAAACGCCCGTGATGCCCTTGCTAATGATTTCCACGTTTATGACGAAGAGGAGGGCTGTATTTATGAGGATACAGTTCTTGACGGATTTGAGTGGTACTCTGGCATAACTAAGGTTGTTATTATCCTCAATGATTTTGTAATGAAGAAGGGTTTTCACGGCACAGTTATAGACTCCGATGAAAATGGTTTTCTCGAACCCGAAGATTTTATTTACAACGCATGGGACACTAACTATGGTACATTAGAGTATCAGGTCTACAGTAAAGCAGTTGAGCGTGGAGTAGATAAATTCTTTGCCGCAATGGAAGCCCTCGGTGACGAAGTATACGCACAGGAGAAGTGCGAGATAATACTTGATGATATTCTTACTTCTGACGATAGAGAGGTAAGAGGTTTTCCATACTTTTCTATGACAGAAATTGACGAAATAATTGCTGACCTTGCTGCACATGACATCTGGGATGTGGAAGAGTATATGACCAGCACTATAATTCCGTTCTTTTACTTTGAATATAGTTATGAGGATTTTGCAGCTCTTGTGGAGTTTCTTCAGAACTATGATATAACTGACATTCACGCAGGTAATGTTGGTTACTTCTCTGATGAAAAGGGTAATTATGTCCTTAAGTTATTCGACTATTCAGGCTTTGCATCTACAACTTCTGAAATAATCCATGACGAGTCAATTAATTGACTTTTGAAAAAATTTGTGATATAATATAAAGGTAGTCGGAAAACAGTAGAGATATTGTTTTCCTACCCTACCTTCTATTAAATGATGGTGTTGGTGGTGAAATGGTTATCACGGCAGATTGTGGCTCTGCAGTTGGGAGTTCGATTCTCCTCCTTCACCCCACCAAATTATAGGAGAAAAGGATATGACTTATACTGTATTAAAGGATAATTAGAGCTATTTAGAAAATATAACCATAAGATAGTTTATGGACTATATCGAAGATACCGATGAATATAAAAATTGGTTAGTGATGAATAATTATCAAGACGATTATGGTCGTAGATTAATGGGACATTTTCTTTATACTTATGACCGCTGTATATATTCATATCCATATGGTTTTACTTGGTTATGTTATGAATTTATACCAGAAGAGATTGGGGTATAGTGAAGCGGCAACACAACAGGCTTTGACCCTGCAATCGGGGGTTCGAGTCCCTCTGCCCCAACCAAACAAAAATCTTGACTTTTTTCAAAATTTTTGTTATAATTATTATAGAAAATGAGAAAGGAAGATACATTATGGATAAGACTTCATTGGGAAATCGTATGAAGGGCTATGAGTCTATATCAAAGAATTATCTTATGAAAAAGACTCCTGTAATTCTTCGTCTTGACGGTAAGGCTTTTCATACCTTTACAAGAGGTTTTGACAAACCTTTTGATGAAGCAATCGAAGCAGGCATGACAAATGCAATGGAGTATCTTGCTAAGAATATTCAGGGTTGCGTTCTTGGATATACTCAGTCCGATGAAATTACTCTTGTGCTTTGTGATTATCAGTCAATTGATACTGAGTGCTGGTATAATTATAATGTTCAGAAGATGACTGCTGTTGCTGCATCTATGGCAACTTGGGCATTTAATTTTACCATTGACAATATGGCGGCAGATTTATTTGCAGAGGCAGGAAATAGAATGACTCCTCGTTGTTCTCTTCTTAATGATAAGAGAAATCACGGAGCATTTTTCGACTGTCGAGCTTTTAATCTTCCAAGACACGAAGTTGTCAATTGTTTAATTTGGCGTCAGCAGGACGCTACAAGAAACTCAATTTAGGCTCTTGCTCAGTCTATGTTCTCTCACAAGGAGCTTCAGGGTTTATCTTGTAATGACTTACAGGATAAAATGTTTACTGAGAAAGGAGTCAATTGGAATAATCTTTCTACATACCAGAAACGTGGTTCTTGTGTTTATAAGAGTGACGAAGGCTGGGTTGTTGATGATAATATTCCAATCTTTACAGAAGATAGAAATTATATCAATTCAAAAATTAATTTCGAGTGAAAACTTGACTTTAATTTAAAAATATGATATAATTTATATATAATCCAAATAAAAGAGGTGTAAACGCAATGAGAAAGCTTTTCGCAGTTAGCGTATTAGCTCTCGCAATGGTAATGGCTACCGTTTCCTGTTCTCCTAAGGGTGACAGTTCAAGCGAAACCGAGACTACCACAGCTGTAACTACTGAAGTTGAAACAACTGAAGCAGAAACAACTGCAACCGAGGCTACTACAGAAGCTACAACAGAGGCAGCTACTACCACAGAAACTGCTACTGAGACTGAGACTGAAACAACTGAGACTACAGTTGAGGCTACTACAGTTGCAACAGCAGAATAAATTTCAAGAAAATAAAATCTTGACTTTTAAAGAAAAATGTGGTATAATTAATATAGAAAAGGTTAAGAGATACCTTTTCTAAAGTCGGGGCAATAGTCTCGGCAAGCTGAACAAAACACACGAGGGGAGTTTTCATAAACCAGTGGTTTAAGTTTTACAACCTCACTTATATGGGCGAAAGAGGGTCAGAACCTTGATTGCCCACCTGTTGCCAACTGAGACTCAGGCTAAAAATGTGTCTCACTTAGGTCGGAAAGCTACTCCTTACCCCTCCGTTTCGGAAAAAGTTAACAGCATTTACCCCGACAAGGTAGGTTAAATCCTTGGCAGTTTCGAGAGTTTATAGAACAGCTCTGGGTGTCTGCAAATAAGCCTCAAAAATCTTAGAACGGTACAATCCTTCACTAACCGTTCAACCGTGTGAAGGCGGGATACAAATGATTCCGTAGTATATCTACGGCGGCGTAGCTAATTTGGTCGATAAGCAATAACATCTACTGCTGACGATGTAAAAGGGTTAAATTTCTTGGCTTTCACTTACCTAAACCAAGTGGTTAAGCAGCGTGTTTACTTACGATAGTGTGGGAACCTGACGACATTTCGGTTCGCTTGCCGAATTAAAACAATCAAGCTTTCTAAGAGATTTAAGTCGCTTGGGGTGATGGCGAAAGTAATAATCTACCCTCTCTTTGAGCCCCCGCCGTGTGGGCTTCATAGTAACACGGATTTATCGGGACGTGGTGGAATTGGCAGACACGTTAGTCTAAGGAGCTAATGCTTCGGCGTGAGGGTTCGAGTCCCTCCGTCCCGACCAAGACTTGTTATTACAGGTCTGAAAGTTGTTTTTCATTTGGTCTACCTCCTAAAGATTTAATGAAACCGTGCCGACTTCGGTTAAAGTCGGACCTTATCGCGGCATCGACTAAAGGTTAGGTCACCACCCTTTCAAGGTGGAAATACGGGTTCGAGTCCCGTTGCCGTGACCACTAAGATACGCACAGCAATCTATAATCGCTTTGGAATTGTTAATCCCCGTGTCGTGGGTTCGAGTCCCACTCGTTGCGCCTATGGAGCAACGGTAGCTCAGTCGGTAGAGCAGGTAATGCAAACAACGTATCTTGAAATGGGGGTATGGTGGAATTGGCAGACACAAGGGACTTAAAATCCCTCGGGTAAAACCGTGCGGGTTCAAATCCCGCTACCCCCACCATTAGACGAGGATTGGAGCAACGTCTTTAAATAAAGTCCCCAAGATGTTTCCCGATATCAGAACACAATCGGCTTAGAGCACAAGGGTTTTTCGGTTGAACCAGATATGGAAATGTGTGGCAGTATGAAAAAACCGATTAATTAAAGAGATAAAGGAGAGATTAACCGTGGAAACCGAGAAGATATTTACTCGTGGTAATGCGGAGAGAACTAAGGTTACTTATTCAGAAATGATTAAGGTTATAGCTGATTACATCAGAGCTAACCCTAATGCAGAATATGATATAACTGTCGGTACTGACTCACAGAACCACAAGATGACAAGAATGGTAGAGGTTGTCGCCGTCTGCCGTATCGGTGACGGTGGTATATTCTTCTTCCGTAGAGAGGACATTCCTAAGATAAGAGTTCTAAAGGAGAAGATTGTCGAGGAGACTAACCGTTCCATCGAGAACGCAACTGGTTTCATTGACGCTCTTCAGGAAGAACTTCTTGAGGATAATATTGACCTCGATATAATGTTTGATGAGGACAGACTTGCTTTTGCCGTTCACGCTGACATTGGTCGTCGTGGTAAGACAAAGGAACTCATCAAGGAGATATGTGCTTGGATTGAGGCATCAGGCTTCGAGGCACGTATTAAGCCAGATAGCTATGCGGCATCTGGTGTTGCAAATATGCTTTCAAAGTAACGAAAACGGCGTCTGGTTGAGAAGTACAAACCAGTGACAAACGGGTATGACTTGGTATAGCGGATTACTTGAAGCCGCTGCAGAGGTAGAGATTAAACTATGCTAAAGTTCTCCAATAACGTAGGGTGAGAAACCCTGCCGTCGACCGAAATAATGCCGCCCATCTCGGGGCGTGCCCCTTCTCCATGGAGGCCCTCTTGTGTGGGAGTAAATCACGATGTGACTGTGGATATAATACGAGGATTCGATGTATAAGCAAGGGTTATCTTTTTTTTAAGAGGATTTATCCTCTACCCGCTGTGCGGGGTTAAATGAATATCGAGGGAAGGGCGTAGTCGTCAAAGTCGGCATATGACGGCGCTGGTAAGGAAAGTAAGTAGTGGGTCGCCTATATTCATTTAATAGCTCGTCTACCACGTGTAGAAAGAGTTCCTTATTTCGTCGCTATGGCGGCGAGATATGTCGGGCATTGATGGAACAGGCATACATACCTGTCTTAGAAGCAGGGTTTTGCGGGTTCGAATCCCGTGTGCCCGACCAATTTAAGATACGTACAGCAATCTATAACTGATAGGCTTAAGGAGCTCGTACATTGTAGGTGCAAATCCTACCTCCCCGACCAGACTGCCCTTGTAGTGCATAGGTGTGCACGCCGCCCGAAAAAGGCGGAGGGTAACGGTTCGATTCCTGTCTCGGGCAGTATTTCGGGGAGTGGCGGAATTAGCAGACGCGCGATAAATCAAACAACGTATCTTGTTTTATAGGGGATTAACTCAGCGGCGAGAGTGCTTGGCTTACAACCAAGAAGTCACGGGTTCGAGTCCCGTATCCCCTACCAATTGTAGCGTGTAGTAGGCGCTTACGAAACTACAAGGCGTAACTTAGCAGCTCATACGATAAAGTGAGCAAACCTGCCGTAAAGGGAGCTAATTATTTGCACATTGACCTGCTTATTGTGGAGTCCGATAGTAAATGACGTGGAAGCAGTAAGTAATGCGGTCGATGGGTGACGATTACGGTGTCACCCGCAGAAGGATTAAGAGCCAAATGCCAGTGCTGTTACGAGGAGTGGATGTAGGAGAGAACTGCCTGCTATTCGCGCGTAGGGCAGAGTTCTGTTGGCAACGTCGAACTTGATTCGGGCGTGTAAGTAGTACGGTGCGGTCGCGCTTGGCTCTTCCTTTTGTAGTTATGGGGCTATCGTCCAATGGCAGGACTGACCGCTCATAACGGTCGTATCTCAGTTCGAATCTGGGTAGTCCCACCACTTAAAAACTTGACTTTTATAAAAATTTATGCTATAATTATTATAGAAAAGTTAAGAAAGGAATGTAAATGATGTTTGATTTTGTGAGAGATAGGTTTGATGAAGCAAGACGTAACGGAGATGCTTCTGAAATTGAGTACCTCATTGATGAAATGCAGGGGCTTATTGACAAAGGTAAAAATCTTATAAAAGAAATCGAAGAGGAGTATCCTCTCGAAGATGAAGATGAAGATGAATAATGTGCCTGTAGTTCAGTCGGTTTAGAACACCTGCCTTTTAAGCAGGGGGTCATGGGTTCGAGTCCCATCAGGCACACCAGATATTGCCTCGTCGTCTAAGTGGCAGGACTGAAGGCTCTAACCCTTCGTACCAAGGTTCGATTCCTTGCGAGGCAACCAATTAAGACACATCAGCAATCTATACTTATGATAGCCAATCCAAGGCATAGACGACGTGTGCAATTCCGTCTCCCCTCGCCATTATATGAGGGGATAGTTCAGTTAGCAGAACGATGATTTATCGAAAAGGTGTCTTGTTAATGGTGAGGTGGCAGAGTTGGCTGAATGCGGCACCCTGCTAAGGTGTTGACCGCCGTAAGGTGGTCCGAGGGTTCGAATCCCTCCCTCGCCGCCAAGGAGTGTGGTATGTATTTTGGCAGTTATTACATATCGTCCTCCATTAAACTGTCATATTAATGGCGGGGTATCTCAGACGGCTCTGAGCACTGTCCTGAAAACAGCTGGTACCGTGATGAGCGGTATGGGGCTCGACACCTCACCTCGTCGCCAATAACGATAGATACAGCAATCCATACAATTTAAGCAGCCATTCTTTTTGCTGGGTAGGGTTCGACTCCCGCCTTAAAACCGAGGACGGTCCTCAAAGACCTATCGTGTTTTGATTCTCCGTCGTCAAGTGGCTCAAGACAGCAGTCTCTAAAACTGCCATTCCTGCGTTCAAATCGCAGCGGAGAAACCAACGAAGACAGACACAGCAATCTATAAAAATTACAAGCCATTATGAATTTTTTGTAAATTAATCTGTCTTGCTCTACATTAATTATGAATTTAAAATGGGGATGTTTAGGTTTCGACAGGCTTCAGCGTTCCCTATCTGCAAGTGGTCGGCAACCTTATAGCCAACTTAAACTTAAACGCAAACGATTTTGCACTTGCTGCCTAATCGCAGCTTATAAGAAGAATGGTCTATCCTTACTAACAAAGAAAAGACCTTAGACCTGATACTTCTTTGTTAATTGATTAATTCTTTGTTCGGGCGGCTGGCTTGGTGACAGTTTGCTTTGTATTAATGACCAATACGCTACCGCCATTCATGGTCCCGAAGGAGCGCGGCAAGAAGAGAACAGGCTCGGGAATCCTAAACTTGTAGACGATAGATACTAAGAGGTTTGGACACGGGTCCGATTCCCGTCATCTCCACCAAATAAAAATCAATTCTGAGGAGGATTTAAAATGAACGAAATTCAGTATTCTTGTCCTAATGTGAAGATTCGTGTTAAGGACGTTAGATATGGTTATGCAGGTAGTTAGGTACACTGCTTTATTACTTTTGAGGGCTTTGAAGCGAGAGACCCTTACTATATCCTTATGCGTACAGCACAGATGATTGGTATGAATATTGCAGCTACCCCTCAGTTTAAGTGGGCGCAGGAACCTTGGTGTCGCCCCGAGAAGATAAGCGGCTCAAACTCTTATATTTACGACCCTACTGACTATGAATATCACGGCACCGCTGTACTTAGAGTTGGCGATGCTAATGATATTGAATTTGCTAAAGCGATAGCATATCGTAAGGCATACAGACAGTTTGTAGGTTTTTACTTAGCTTGCTACACAAATCTCTATGACAGAGTAATGGCATATGCAGGTGATGTTTGGTATAACCAGATAGCACAGCTTTCTGACCGTTATTTACTTTGTGATAGTGATATTATCAATAAAGTAGAAGGCTAATTAAACGTGAAAATAAGGGCGGTAGCTGCATAAGCTATCGCCTTTTTTTAATTTTATAGTAAATAAAATCTTTACTTTTTAAGAAATTTTTGTTATAATTATTATAGAAAATGAGAAAGGAAGTAAAAGATATGAGCATTACTTTAAGAGCAATCACAGCAGAGGGTTTCGGCGGAAAAGATTTCTATACCGAAACAGTTACCGTCACAAACGAAGCTGAACTTCAGAGAGCCAGAGTTGCTTTTGCTTTGAAGTACGGCGTTATGCTTGACAGCGTTACAGTCGTTAAGGAGGCATAAGATGATTAAAGCAATGTTAATCTTTATCGGTGCATTAGCAGTTTATGCAGGTCTTGTACTGATTCCATTGACTTTCTGCAAGGCGGCGAGTGATGCCGATGACTATATGGAAAGGAGAAATGAAAATGGGACTTGATTATGACATAAGCGTTAAAATTACTGAGCGAGCCACTAATGACACTCATATAATCGAAATTGCCTATTGGCGTAAATGCTGGGCGCTTCGCACTTAGACTATGAATGTAGCTCGCGCAAATCCTGAAAAGGTTATTCAATTCGAGAACGACTGGCGGCTTGAAGTTGAGCCTGATGTCCTCGAAGACATAATCGAATGTCTTGCAACAGCAGTAGCAGATAGAAATGATGAACTCCATACAGATTCTATATGGGATGCTCCAAGAGCAAGACAGATTACTCTTCGTCAGCTTGAAAGACTTTGTCCTTGGGATAATCTTTTTGCAAGATTTGAAGATATTCTTGCAGAAAATAAAGGTCCTGATAGACGCAATTATATTGACGAAATCGGCGACATTCTTGATGAAATCGAACAAGATGAAGAGTTTCCAGACGACATCAATCTTACTAACATACTTAATAATCTTGAGGATTATAAGTTCTCCCTTGAAATTATAAATTCTTATTAAAAAGAAATCTTTACAATTTAAAAAAAATATGCTATAATATATATAGAAAAGTTGAGAGAGACATTTAAAATCTCTCTCACAAATGGTGATGTAGCCAAGTGGTAAGGCGGCGGACTGCAACTCCGTGAACAGGGCAAACCCCTTCCCGTCGGTTCGAATCCGACCATCACCTCCAACAGGGTTCAAACCCCTTAGGTTAGCCCTTCGACCTCAAAGACAAGGGACGTTGGGATAAGGCATTTTCGTTAAACGCTTTACTGCCGAAACGCCGTATAAGTTGCGTTGAGTTACTCCTAAACTGTAAGGAGCGTCCGTATCCAAGTTTCCACGTGAGGAGAGACAAGGCGGCACAGGATTGTCGTAGAGAGGACGCGTACTCTCATTCCTATATACCCTCGTCGTTCAGCGGATAGGATATGTGGCTACGAACCACAAGACGAAAGTTCGATTCTTTCCGAGGGTGCCAATGCTGACGTAGCACAATTGGTGGTGCAATTGATTAGTAATCAATAGGCTGAGGGTTCGAGTCCCTCCGTTAGCCCCAATAAGAAAGGAATGATTTAATGTATAAATGTTGCATATGCGGTACTCTTTATGACAATGAGAAAGACGCAGTTAAATGCGTTAACAAGTGCGGGCGTGAAAAGTCTCAGCTTGGTGTCTTCAAATCTAAAGAAGCACCGCGGCAGGAAGACATAACCACAGTTACTTTTTCGGAAGAGACAGTTAAAGGCGCTAATGGTCTTGCAGGTCTTGACAGAGAAAGAGTTGAGGACATTCTTTATCAGCTTGAAATGCACGGTGCTCCCATAAGGAATATAAATTACCTGAGAGAGTCTGTTCTTAAGGGCTGGGAAGATAAAAGTCCTGCGGACCGTGGTGCGGCAATAAATCGCCTTGAAATAATGTTAAAAATTTATGAAAAATAAATCTTTACTTTTTCTAAAAAATATGATATAATATTTATAGAAAAGGTTAAGAAAGGAAGTTAAAAATATGGGATATATTACAAACTTTAAGCTTGAAATGTATGACGGAAATGGTAGTCTTATTGATGCTTCCCATCCTGCATTTCCTAAACTCGCAACTGAATTTGCTCGTATCTTTAATGGTGAGTTTTTCAAGGAAGATGAACTCGAAGATAATATTCATCTTCTTAACTCTATCGTAGAATATAGTTCCGATTGGAAATGGTATGAGCACGACGCAGATATGTCTAAGCTCGCTGCACTTTTCCCCGATTTCAAGTTTTCTCTCGAAGGTGAGGGAGAAGAGAAAAGTGACTGGTGGGTTCATTGGTGGGAAAATGGTCGCCTTGCGGGTGAGTCTTCTGCTCAGCTTATAGAGCCTGATTTCCCTGACTGGAGTGAGAACGGTCTTTATTTTGCATAAATATTATGGTTGGTAAGCCTGCTGGTATACGTGCGAAGCTTCCACAGTGGCAAGCACTGATTCAACTTGCTCGACCTGTCGGTGAAACAGGTGGCTTTCAGAGAGTGTTTTTGTTATGTATAACAACTTCGTTTCGATGAGGAGACGATAAATGTGAGCAACATAGCCGCGGTAGTTTACGGAGCTATGACTGTATGCGTGAAGACAGTTAAGCAACACTTAGCTAAGGGGTTGGTAAACCTCCCTACGGGGGAAGCTTCCATAAATCGGGGTGTAATTCAGTTGGTAGAATGCGTGGTTTGGGACCATGATGCCGCAGGTTCGAGTCCTGTCACTCCGACCAAAAATTTCAAATTAAAAAATCTTGACTTTTCTTAAAAATTATAGTATAATATATATAGAAAAGGTTGAGAGAGACAAATAAAAGTAAAAATGGCGGCATCGACTAATGGTAGGTCGTTACCCTCTCAAGGTAGAAATACGGGTTCGAATCCCGTTGCCGTCACCATTAAATCTTGAACTATTAGAGACGTGGTACGTGACCTTGATTTGTCAAGGTAGGAAGGTTCGATTCCTTTGGGGAGTAAGGTGCAGTTCGAGTCTGCGAATAGTTTAAGTTGTTACGGAGAGCTATGACTGCTCAGGATATTCGTCATCAGCTGTAAAACGAATATTAGACCAAGTACATAACTTGGAAAGTGAGGTAACTATCCGCTACTCACTTATTAAATCGGCAGGTAGAGCGTAATTGGTAGCGTCGCTGGCTGTAACCCAGTTGCCCTTAGTGGTCTTGTAGGTTCGAGTCCTACCCTGCCGACCAATAGGAAAGCCAATTCCTTAACAATCGGCTAAGAGTTTCGGTCAGGTGTCACTTCGATAAGATTGTGACAGAACTGAAGTTCATTTGAACAAGGTAGTAAATCTCGAAAATGAAAACCTGAGTCCGGCTTGGCAATTGCTTAAATTGCCAATTTAATTCCGTATCGTCTAACAGGTTGAGGACGCTTGTCTCTGAAACAAGGAATGGGAGTTCGAATCTCTCTGCGGAAACCAATTTGAATGGTGGCAGATGCGAAATAGGGCGGCGTACACTTTCATACAATTCAAAGTAACGAAATCGTCGAAGTTCACTCCGCGGGGACTGCTCCCTATGCTGAAGGTCCCTTGTCATTGTTCGCTTCGCTCCGCGGCGTTAGGCGGCGTAAGATAACCTCTCAACGTAAAGAGAAACAGTCAGCTTGTTGGTTATAACTCTAAGAGGAATTGAGAGCATCCCTCAAAACCTCCGAAAGAAACTAAGAGAAACTTCTTCTCGGATTTGAGGAGTGGAAGTGGAAAGAACGCTTTAGCGAGTTCTGTTGGCTATACAGACCAACTACCGAGTGTCTGGTATAGAGTAAATGAACAGTTGAAGTTTTTCTTGGTCAATTTTGTTAATTCATTGCCGTTTAGTGAAGTGGTAACACAGTTGGCTCTGACCCAATAATCGGGAGTTCGAATCTCTCAACGGCAACCACATAGCCGCCCCTCACTTGGGGTTAGGAACTAAAGACTTAGGCAATCGGTATCCCCCACAGTGGGAATTGTTCCTAACAGGTTTTCCACCTTGTAAAGTAAACGGAATTTATACTCGCGTAGCTCAGCGGGAGAGCAGCTCCTTGACGTGGAGAAGGTCGGTGGTTCAATCCCACTCGTGAGTACCAGTCGTTTGCAGGGTCGTTCGTATAAACCTGACGGTCACGTAGTATCGGTATTAACTACGAGGTACCCCTATCGTCTACCATAACGGCGGCGTTCCCCTACTGGAATCGAGAATATTTATGTAGCGGAAATGGAAGTCCACGTAAGAAAGACTTAACCGAGCTGATTGAGCGGCTTCTGGAATATGAAAGTAGTGCGTACGGCTACCTCAATTAATGGGCGATGGGACTGCAAGGGGTGGTCACCTGTCCTGCAAACAGGAAATCAGACGGGTTCGATTCCCGTATCGTCCACCAATTAAGATACATACAGCAATCCATTGTTAATTTAACCCAAGGTAAATCCGCTACCGAAAGGTTTCGTAGGTGCAAATCCTATCCTCGCCCACCATTATGGGCGAGTAGTGAAGTAGTCAAACACGGCGGAGTGGTTTTTAAGTGTATCTTGTGAATATGCCAGCGTAGCTCAATTGGTGAGAGCACCTGCTTCATACGCAGGGGGTTGCGGGTTCGAGTCCCACCGCTGGTACCAAGGGTTCGGGAAAGATTCCATCCTGTTAGGGGTTGTAGCTCAATTGGGAGAGCAGCGGCAGGACGCCGTAAGTTAGGAGTTCAAGCCTCCTCAATCTCAAGCGACAGCACGGAATATCCCCATCCCCTTTCCTGTGGTCTCCACCGACGGGACGTTAAACTGAGTTCGGGCTTAAGTGTACCATTGTTAGTTCTGGTACGGAATATATGGATACTAACTATACCTTAGTTGAGAAGCAAAGGGCAGTGGCTGCAGGTCCATGGCGAGGTTTGGACCTTCCGTATCACTACGACGGAGAGTAGTGGGGTGGTAACCTGAGAACTTCCAGAGATAGGACAACGTCATTAGTCGACGGGTGGCGGCGGAACATTCACTTAAAGCTTTAAGTTTGAGAACGATAACGCTGAAAGAAGGACATCTGCTGTGGCGGGTGGACGTGAGTAGGCATTATTGTTCTCAATAAATAGGGGTTTCGTATAATGGTATTATAAGCGGCTCCAACCCGCAAGATAAGGGTTCGATTCCTTTAGCCCCTGCCAATAAATTTAAAGCTTTTGAAATCTTTACTTTTTAGAAAATTTTTGCTATAATATATATAGAAAATGAGAAAGGAAGTAAAACATATGAAACCTACAAAAGAACTCTTCATTCTTGAAGACCATGACTGTAACTATAAGATATTCTCAGACATTAATCTTGCTTATGATTATGTAGTTGAGTATATCAAGGAAAATCATAACGAGGAAGATGCTAAGGAGCTTCTTGCAGAGCTTGAAGCAAACATCAAAGAAGAGAGAGAGCAGAAGTATGGTCTTCTTGCTTTTGACCACTTCTACATTGATGATTACTTCTGGTGCTATCCTGCGGATTATTTCGAGAGGGAGGAGAAGTAATGGAAACTGTTTATATTCTTATGGGAATTACAAGCTGTGAACTTTTCTTCAATGTAAACGCCCCGAAGATAATTCGAGTTTACAGCACCCGTGAGGCGGCGGAAGCAGACATACCAAAATATGAAGCTGACGGTTGGAAAAATCTTATCGTCAATGCTTGGCAGGTGCATTAAACCTGCCACATAAATGCCCCTATAGCTCAGCGGATAGAGCACGCGCCTTCTAAGCGTGGGACGAAGGTTCGATTCCTTCTGGGGGTGCCAGTTAAATGAAAAATTAAAAAGAAATAAATCTTGACTTTTCTAAAAAATTATGATATAATTATTATAGAAAAGATGAAAGAGAGGAATTAAAATGGAAGGAAAAATCTTTAAGGTAACTTACGGTTGCGGCTATGCTGGAACTGATGAAACTGATTTCGTAATTGCAAAGAGCAAGGAACAGGCTGAGGTTTGGGCAGACGAAGGTCTTCCCGATTACATTCAGACTTGGGAGCATCTCGTTCAGTGGTCTGCAGAGGATATGGACGAAGAGGAGTACGAAGAGTGGGGTGAAGAGGGCGGTGAGCCTTGCTTCTATGATTCCCCTGAGTATGAAGACTTCGTTGCTGACTGTGGCTTTACTGTTACTGAGGCAACCGAGGACGACCTTTACAACTGGAGCGTTGATGTGGAGAGAATCCCCGACATCACCGAATGGTAAAAATTAAGATTTAAGAAATCTTGATTTTCAATAAAAAATATGATATAATTATTATAGAAAAGGTTGAAAAATACCTTTTCTGAAATGGCGGCATCGACAAGTGGTCTAAGTCACCAGCCTTTCACGCTGGAGTCACGGGTTCGAATCCCGTTGCCGTCACCAGTGGCTTACACCAGAGAAGTCACCATTGGTTTTGGTCAATATGCCAGATGCTCCGTATGCGGAGAATGACTGAGGAAGCTTCCAGAGCCTCGTTTGACTGACGAAAAACTGGCGTGGTGTGAAATTGCGGTGCGAAAATTCCCAGCGTCCACTTGGGAGCCTACGAGTAAACGGCTCAACTCCTAAGCTGTTAGGAGAGAGGTGAAAGTCAACCAAACAGCATTAATCGGGCATTAACTCAATTGGTCCAGAGTAACTGACTCTTAATCAGTAAGTTCAGGGTTCGAGTCCCTGATGCCCGACCAAATGCCGCGGTAGCTCAGTAGGTAGAGCAGAGGACTGAAAATCCTCGTGTCGGCGGTTCAATTCCGCCCCGCGGCACCAGTTGAAAATTTCAAGAAAATAAAATCTTGACTTTTTCAAAAATCTTTGTTATAATATATATAGAAAAGGTTGAGAAAGCCTTTCAAAAATAATCTAAATGGTGCTCACGACCTTAAGTGAGAGAAAGAGGTACAAAATGGCAACAGTTATTACTAAGGAAAACACAATCACAAAGGTAAAGGCTGACAAGAAGACTGAGGTTATCGAGAAGATAACAGGTTTTCTCGCTGGCGAGTATGGCGAAGATGCAGTTGCAATGGTAAGAACAGGCAACACATCAAAGACAAATGAAATCGCAGTTATCGTTGATACTGCCGAGGTTGAGGGCGAGACAAATCCTATCGTCGTAACAATCAATCCTACTGTCAAGGAGTTCGCAAACAGAAAGACTGATAAGAAGACTTATACAGCTTTCGATTTCGCGGCAGCTAAGGCTGAGTATGAGACTTATGTAGCTGAGAAGGCAACTAAGGACGCAGAGAAGGCTAAGGCAAAGGCTGAGAAGATTGCTAAGGACGAGGCTAAGCGTAAGGAAAACGCTGAGGCTGAGGGCTGATTCTAAACTCAAACGGGGCGGTTGAAACTGCCGCCCCCCCCAATATATTGCGGATTAGTGAAATGGCATAATACAAGCCTCATAAGCTTGAGTTCGTAGTTCGAGTCTACGGTCCGCAACCAATAATTTCAAAAATTTGAGTTTTAAAAATCTTGACTTCTTCTAAAAAATATGATATAATATTTATAGAAAAGGTTAAGAAAGAAAGAAAAACAACTGGCGGGGCGGCGCCGTTTGAAATCCGCCCACCTCCGTTCTAAAATAACTGGTGACTGGCGGCACCGATTTGAATTCCGCCAGATTCCTTTCGATTATAAAATTTTTAAAAAGTTGAGAAATTGACTTTTTAGAAAATTTATGATATAATTATTATAGAAAAGGTTGAGAAAACCTACATAATAATTACCAAATAAATAAATGGGAGAGTAGCTCCAACGGTTAGAGCGGTTGGCTGTTAACCAAATGGTTGTGGGTTCGAATCCCTCCTCTCCCGCCATAGAGTTTAGTGCTTCTCACAAAAGTATCTTGACTTTGAAATATTTCAAGAGGTAAATATTCCCGCTTTTCTAAGGTTTCAAGTTTGTAAAACCTGAGGTTCGCAAGTGAAGATGCACCTAAGGTACGAAAGGTGGCAAGAACTTAAGTCTTGTCTGACGCGAGTAGACTTTAAAAATGAGCCGCTACTAATTGATAGCGTTAGAAAATTTATCGGTATTCCAGATAGGACGTCCGTACTGGTGAATTTTCCAATTGATGAACAGCGATGACTCTCACCTCCACGTGGTGCTGTTCGGGTAATTCTAACGAGAAGTCGAAAGGTAAAGCCTTAACGAAGATTGAGCGTCGGTTCGACCCCGACCCTGCCCCATTGTGTGGGCGGGATAGTTGGAATATCAATCGGAGTTGAATTTATTTGTACAAACGAGGAGACAACCTACGTTAGATAGAACCGTGTTTGGCAACTACACGTTAAAATAAGTTGTGCAGATAGAGAGTATCTTCTAACTGGATAAGATGCAGCGTTGAGGCTGCGATGTTGGTTCAAAGCCAACTGCTCTTGATGACCTGCTTTTTAAATGGTGCCGTAGTTCAATAGAGTAGAGCACTGGACTGTCACTCCAGAGGTTGCGGGTTCGAGTCCCGTCGGTATCGCCAAAGGAAAGTGGCTACGAGCTTAGCGACCACAATCCGTAACATATCTAAGCGACTTAATGATTTCAAATCGTCAATTGTGGATAGCCTGTCCAATCAGACGTTAAAATGAAATGGCAAATCGGTAGGTATGCAAACTGGTTAAGCGAGCTGTCTGTAAAACAGTTGCCTATGGCGTTGGGGGTTCGAGTCCCTCTCTACCGACCAATTATTAATGGCTCTGTCGATTAACTGGTCAAGTCATCAGCCTGTCACGCTGAAGTTACGGGTTCGAGTCCCGTTGGAGTCGCCAATAGCTCAGGTTGGGAAAGTTCACTATGTGAACGGCGTCGCTTGAGAGGGTAGAAATCCCAAGTCCGAGCCGTCGCTGACTAAAGACTTTAAACTACCGTCAGCAATAAATGCGGGATTAGTTTAACGGTTAGAATCTCTGCTTGCCATGCAGAGGGTGAGGGTTCGATTCCCTTATCTCGCTCCATCAAGTAGGTTTTAAGAACAAATGAGACTCCTACTATAAAAAAAGGTGATAGATGCGTAGTTAGTGCCGACTTTATGGCTCACCAAGCCGCCATAGCTCAGTAGGTTAGAGCGCCGTGCTGATAACGCGGAGGTCGCAAGTTCGATTCTTGCTGGCGGCACCAGAAACTTGAAAACTTCATAAAAAGTATGTTGTAACCTTGTGTTAAAATGAGGGCTTAGTCAGCTCTGCAAGGGCACGATGAAACTGCTGAGAGTTCAGGTCAAGGGATACCTTGACAAGGGTTCTTTTCCAAAGTCGAAAGGCGGCGGAAGGAGATGGTATACCAGCCATCAAAAGAGAAGTCGTGGCACAGGTGCAACGTGAGCAATAGCACACCTAAACTGGTTGCTCCAACAATAGACGCCTCAGTGAGGAATAACCCTGCAGACCACGTCCGCAAGATGTGAGTAAATACAGGGAACGCAAAACAATGGAGTTGAGCCTACACTTACATGGAAACGTGTAAGAACCCGATGGTGGTGCGAGTAGCCCAAGGCTCAGTTTGGTTTGATGATAATAGAGATTATGGTAATCAAATATTCTGAATGACGGGTGAAAGTTGGGGGTAAACAAATTCCCCTTAGTGCTTGGGTTTCTTCGGAAACTGCGGTAAGAAGTTTCAGAGCGACGGCTCTGGGGCTCAGACTTATCGTCACTGTGGCTGAATAATGCGTAGCGTTGTATGAGTACGGCGAATAAAAACCGACAATGTTCTTTTTATGAAGTTTTCAAGCTTAAATGGGGTTGTAGCTCAGTTGGGAGAGCGCCTGCCTTGCTTGATAGACTCATAATGTATGGCTTATGATAGATACAAAAGTAAAAGGCAATGTAACAGAAATGTCTAATATGCTTGAATTTATGAAGCTTGGTTATCAAGTAAGTATTCCGTTCGGTGAAGATTCCCGATATGATTTCATTGCAGATGTAAATGGAAAACTGTTAAAAGTTCAAAGCAAAAGCTGTTCTGAAATTATTCAAGATGATGAAGTTGTGGCAATTCACTTTAAGACAGTTCGTCAATCGGGCGGAAATGCGAAAGTAAATACTCGGACTAAATATACTAAAGATGAAATAGATTATTTTGCTACTTCATATCAAGGTAAAACTTATTTAGTTCCAGTAAATCAATGTTCAAATGAAAAAACTTTACGAATTCTTCCTCCAAAAAATGGTCAAACAAAAGGCATTACTTGGTTGAAAGATTGTGAACTTAGTGAGGTGATTAAATCATTATGAGCATTGTCGAGCAAAGCAGGAGGTCGCGAGTTCGAGGCTCGTCTTCTCCACCAATAGGAATTTTCCTTTGAAAGCTATGATGAATAGGGTGCAACTCCCTGCAATCGAAAGGTTGGTGAGGTGCGTCATAGCGAGTAAAGAATCGGGGATTACGCCAATTTGGTAGACGGCTGCGCTTGGGACGCAGAGGCTGTGGGTTCGAGTCCCGCATCTCCGACCATATGAGGGGTTAACACGGATTTCTCAGTTTAAACTACCACCGACGTGCAAAACTCGTGATGAAAGTCCAGTAAATGTATGGTATGTGGCTTAGCGGAAAACGCCTCGTAAAAAAACAAAGAAGCGAAGTAAAACTGAATAATGCCGAGGTAGCTCAACTGGTAGAGCGCAAGCCTGAAGAGCTTGGCGTAGGGAGTTCGACTCTCCCCCTCGGCACCAATAAAGACGGTTCAGCAATCTATACTTGATAGTTTAAGGTAAACAATTTCTATTCCGAAGAAATCAAACGGTTCAATTCCGTATCAAAAGCCCCGTCTTGTGAATGCTCTTGTAGTACAATAGGTAGTGCGTCCGCCTTGTAAGCGGAAGGTTGCAGGTTCGATTCCTGTCGGGAGCCCCAATAGTTTCACTATAATATTTCCTTTCTTTCAGAGTAAGCCGCGAGATTAAAATTTTTATTCTTGCGGCTTATTTACTTTTTAAGAAATTTTTGTTATAATATATATAGAAAAGGTTAAGAAAGGAAGTTAAAAAATGAAAGAAAGATTATTCCTTGTTCAGAGAATTGTTGATATCGACACTGAGGACGAATACAGAACATCGACATTAATGACTCCTGACGAGTTAATTCATTACATTGATATGCAGGATTACTGTTCAGAGTCTTATGACATTTATGACGTAACAGAATTCGGCAAGGTTGTACACATTCACTATGTGGGTTGGCAGCCGATGTGCTTAATTGAATTCGCGACAGACGACGGCACAATAGTTTTAAGCGGCTATGGCGTTGACCACTAAGAAAGGAGAAATAATGGACGTTAATGAAGTAAAAGAAAGAATAGAAAGTCTCTATTCTTTGGGCGGCAACTACATCGTAATCTATCGTCTTGACGACTCCTATGATTGGGAGAGTGCATTTAAGACGGCGGAGCAAGATTTTACGCCGCAGGAAGTTGAAATTCTGGTTCGCAACTATACTCCGAAAACAGAATTTGAAGACTGCATAGAAATAGAGACAGAGTCGTTTGCACGTGACCTATGTGAAGCAAATGGTTACAAGCTGGAGATATGGGAGTCTGACCAAGTCTTTGATAGCTGTGGTTATGACTTGTTTATCCTGAGCTTTGCAATCAGCAACGGACCGAGTAACGACTGGGTTTATTCATTCCACAATTCTTATGAAAGATGTTAAGGAGGAAATATTATGGGACTTGATATGGAAATAAGAGTAAACGGCATTGACCTTATCTATATGAGAAAAGCCAACGCAATTCGCAAGTGGTTTGCTGACCATCTTGAGAACTTTGAGGATAACGGCGAAACTGAAATCACAAAGACTAACTTCGAGAATATCATCGCTGATATGAAAAGAGTCATCGTAGAGGGCGGCGTTGAGGACTTGTTCAACAAGTACGCTGAGTTTATGGACAGAGAGAACGAGGACGACGCAGAAACTCGTGACGACTGGCAGAACATTCTCCTTTCTTGGGATTTGTTCGTAGGGAGCGGCGAACCTCACGAAAAGTTTGCTAAGGTGGCAAATGAGATTTTCCCTTCTTCAAGCGGTTTCTTCTTCGGCGGCACAGACTATGACAGATGGTACATCAATGACCTCTTCACATTCTACATTAAGTTTACCGAGCTTAATGACTATGTTAATTGGGATACGGATATGGTAACATACTGGGAATGGTATTAATTCCCTACAAAGAACGGAGTGATAAATATGTATACAGTAACTTACTTCCTTGTCTTCAAGGACGGCGATACCAGAACTTTTGAAGAGAAGTTCGGTTTCTATCCATCTGATGCCGACATTGTTGATGTAGGTTATCAGATAATGGCTGAGTATGGAGCTTCAAGCTTCTGCTCAAGCCGCGGGTAGTAGTATCCACCATACGGAGATTGAAAGGAGAAAATAATGGATAGAATAAACGAGAAGATTATGGTCACTGTCATTGATAGTGACCTCGAAATAACAAATACAAAAATCTTTACCACATATGAAAGAGCAAGAGCCTACTTCATGGAACTGCTTGGACAGGAAATGCTTTATGCTTTCTGGGACAGTGAAGAGTGTGAGGGTAACGGAAGAAAGCTTGCTTCTTTCTATACAGAAGCTGATAAAGCTCTCTACTTCGAGGCGGCTGGCGGCGTACCACTTACAAGATTGCCTGATACATTAAAGGAATTTAAGGAAGACTGCAATGGTTATGCCTCTTTTGGCGACTTTGAGTTTTCTCTTATTAAGATAATGATAGTTGAGGAGGTTTCATAATATGCAGATAAACTTTTTACCTTATGATAAATGGGGCGAAGATTCTTGGTGTATTCAGGATTATCGTTCAGTAACGGGTGACACAGAAAATCGTTACATTGCAGGTCTTATCCTTTTCGATAGTGATACTGATTATCCTCAGCAGAGCGAACAGTTCATAGATATGGCGGCAGAAGCTGGGGCGGCAATAATCGTAGTTGAGACCTGCTGGCTTTCTCTTGCAGACCCCGACTGCGAAAAGCTCGTAGAAAATATTCGCAAGGCGGCACTTGACTGGGGCTATGTTGAGCACCCCGAAACATACGAAACAAAACTTACTTTCTTCAATGAATCAGAAGAGCTTACCTTTGAAGAGAAATACAATATTCTCTGTGACAAGCTCGGCTATGAAGAGGGTTGGGACCCGAGAGAGGAGGAAGATTCTTAATGGAGTATCCAGATGTAGTTATGGCTCTTGTACGACTTCAGAAGCGTTACTTTGAGCTTGAAGATACATTAAAAGAGTCTGAGCACGAAAAGGAACAGCTCCTTACTATGTACAACGTATCTGAACAGCGTCTCGCTGAAGCCCGTGAGGCTCTTGATAACGAGATGACTGAGCATGAAAAGGATTGTGCAACATATAAAGAGCAGGTAAACGGACTTACTTCTGAAAACAACCAGTTCAAGGGAAAGATAAGACTTCTTACTAAGGAACTGGCTGAGGTTAAGACTGAACTCAATGAGCTTCAGTCCCAGTGCGAAGGAGAGTGCTGCTAATGTATAATTACACACTGACAATTAAAGATAGTCCATTTGAGCGGAACTTCACCGACCTTAAGGAGTGTTTGTATTACATTCTTCTTCGTGAGGATGCTGGCAAAGTAGCAGATATAATCTCTTCCATTTATGACCCCGAAGATGAAAGCTGGATTGATACTTATATGCAGGGCTACCAGTTAGCAAGTGATGTTGAAGTTGCAGTTGCAATTTATGCAGATAAAATCCATCCTGAGTTACAGGCTTACGACAAACTGCTCAGACGTTTATCAGCAACGTGGGCTATGGATATAAATGAAGCGTTCGACAATGAAGGATTTGAAACAAACACAATTGACCTGTTGGAGTTGGAAAACGAGGGGTATGCAATAACAAGGTCGAAAGAATAACAAGTCGCCGCTATGCTATTTAGGTATGGCGGCGAAATTTTTAATTAAATAACTTTCTTTACTTTTGTTAAAATTTATGCTATAATATATATAGAAAGTTAGGAAAGGAAATTAAGTTAAATGGATTACACAAAATTAATGGGGGCATTTCCCGAAGCAACAATCAACAAGACTACATCAGGTAATACTCTTGCGAACTTTCTCGATTTACCTGCTGATGTAAAGTCTTGGTTACTCCAGAAGTTCACAAATAAAGAGGGCGTGCTTCAGGCATTTGATTTAAGTGAGTATGTTAAAGAGTTCCGCTTAAAGACAAATGAATGGAACTTAAAACTCCTTGAAGCAGCTCATACTGCAAAGGGAGAAATCAAACTTCTTACAAAGGTCGTAGTCGAGTTTGACTATGCGAATGAGTTAATTTGCTTTAGTCTTCCCGAATATGGTTTCCCTAAGAAAAAGAACGAAGCACAGCTCGACTGGTCCACAATTGCTCATTCTAAAAATCACCTTCTCAATCCTGATGGCGCATGGGGTGAAGCAACATTATGCTATGATTGCGGTATGGTTAAACTTGTCGAGTTTAAGCCGCTTTGCCCATACACTTTTGAGTTAAAGAAGTATCAGAAAGGAAGAGAACAGTATGATACAGATGAATGGATAGATGTGCTTCTTGCAGGTCTTAACTTCAATCCCGAAGGATTTGATAAAGAGGGTAAGTTAACTCTCCTTCAGCGTTTTCTTCCTTTTGTGGAGAAGAGACTTAATCAGATAGAGTTAGCTATCAAGGGCAGCGGCAAGTCATACTGTTATTCACAGCTTTCAATTCATAACTGGCTTACTTCTGGTACAGTTAGCCGTGCGACAGCTTTTTACAACAATGCTACTAAGAAAGTCGGTTACTTCTCTCGTTACGACAATGTAATATGGGACGAGTGTCAGACTATCAAGTGTGCAAATGCTGAGGAAATGAACGGCGTGCTTAAGCCTTATCTTGAAAATGGTGAAATTCGTATTGGCAACTACTGTGGTTCAGCTGATGCAGGTCTTACCCTTGTCGGTAACATTCCGATTGGTCAGATGGACTTTGAGAAGCACAATATGTTCTCCACTCTCCCTAAGATGTTTAAAGAGTCAGCGTTCCTTGACCGCTTCTCTGGTATCATCGAGGGTTGGAAGATAGGACGTTTCACCGAGGATAAGAAGTATGAGGGCTGGGGCTTAAGTGCAAACTATCTTACAGGTATGTTCCACGAACTTCGTAATGAGTTCTATTACAGAGCAATCGTTGACGAGCTTCTTGAAGTAGAGGGCAACTGCGATACAAGAAACTTTGAAGCTATCAAGAAGACTTGCACCGCTTATCTGAAATTACTTTTCCCACAGGTTAAGTCTATTGCAGATATTAACGTGGAAGACTTCAATACCTACTGCCTACAGCCTGCTATTAGAATGAGATGGGCGGTCCTTTGTCAGTTACGTCATCTTGATGAAGAATATGAAGATGTTAAGATGCCCTCAATAAAAATAAAGTCTTTACAAAAATAAAAATTTATGATATAATATATATAGAAAAGATGAAAGAGAGGAAAAAGAAATGGCAGAGAAGATGTCGAAAGACTTAAAGTTCCAGCTTGAACTGGCTAAAAAGCTTTATACAGGCAAGGACGAAGTTCTTGCTACTCAGATAGTGGTTGAGAATGTGCCTTTCGGCAACTTCAGTTCGCTGTTAGTTGGTTGGGAAGATGTTCTCCGCCACATTGACAAAGAAGTTATCTCTCCTGTTGACCTTGACAATCCGTATAGCTACTACACAAATACAGGTAAAATGTTATTCGACTTCAAGGGGTATGAGAGAGGTATTGTAGTTGGTGAGACAAACATCGGTTCTCCCTCTCGTAAGAAGATGATTGCAAAGATTGCAAAGGACGAGGGCAGCGTTTATGTACAGGGGAAGTATCTTGAATACTTCTCAGCCACCGATGAAATCTGGGTTAAGGACGAGTTCTCCCCAGTTTTCATCTTCCGTCCTAATCCCCGTAGAATTGTTGGCGTGATAATGCCATTCATTATGAAAAAGTGAGGTTAGATAAATGATTTATTTTATTTCAGATACACATTTTAATCACGACAGAGAGTTCGTGTACGGACCGAGAGGGTTCGAGTCAATTGGCGAAATGAATGAAGCCCTTATCAAGAACTGGAACGAAACAGTTACAGATGAGGACGATATCTATGTACTGGGGGATTTCTTCCTTGGTACTAATGAAGAGTTCATTCACGAAACTCTGATGAAGCTTAATGGGCAGATTCATCTGATTTACGGCAATCACGATACTCCCAAGAAGATTGAGCTGTACGAGAATACTTGTAAGAATATCAAGTGCGAAGGATATGCAACTAAGATTAAGTACAAGAAGAGAGAATTCTATCTCTCCCATTATCCTACACTCACCGCAAGTCTTGAGCAGGACCCGAATCGTGCAGTAATCAATCTGTTCGGACACACACATAGCAAGGAAAAGTTCTACGAGGACCGTCCTTATATGTATAATGTAGCGGCAGATGCTCACGATAACAGACCTGTTTCAATCGACACAATCATCAATGACTTCAACGAAAAGATAAAGGAATGTGTTTCATTTCTTGGGGAGGAATCATAATGACAATATGTGTAGTAACAAGAATAATTCCTGAACGTGAAATGGCACAAGATATATATAATCGTCCTGAATCTGCGTGTGAGAAGCTGCTCTATTGGGCAAAGGACGCCGCTTATAGAGCAAACTTTACTCTTAAAGAGTTCGATGATTTCGAGTCAAACGTAAGGACAAATATATATTACGGGACCAATGGTGAAGAGAAAATATTCCTTATTGGTGATTGTACTCTTTACTACAAGGAGTTCCTCATAGACGACAAAACAGGCAGTCGTATGCCGCCATATTAAAAGGAGAAAATAAAATGTTTAAAGTAATCGGTTAGAGTTCATATGACAAGTTCGATAAGGTTATTATGGAAGGCGTATCTCATAAAGATGCAAAGGACTTCTATGACAGACACGGCGGCGTTTATACAGACAATGCGGGTTTCCAGTGGTATCTAAGAGTTGAGCCACAAAATAAAAATTCAAATACTTTTTAATCTTTACTTTTCCTAAAAATTATATTATAATATATATAGAAAAGGTTGAGAAAGGAAAATAAAAAATGAAGATTAAAAAGACAATATTCATATATCAGACCGAAGACGCTGAGCCTATGGCTTTTGCTACAAGAAAAGAAGCTGATGAAGCTATACAGGACGAAATCAACTATCTTGTAGAGCGCTGGCACTTCGATGAAGAAGAAGTTGCTGAGGCTCAGGAAGAGCTTGCAAAGTGCAGAATCGACGGCAACTACATCGGCACTTACCTTGGCGAGCATAACATTGGTTATTACATTCAGGAACTTGAATTTGAGATATGAAAGGAGGATTAACTAATGGGAGGAGAATATGTGTGGGTTGTCCACTATTTCGACGTAGCTGAGGTTGACATTTTCGGTACTGCTGAGGCGGCAATACGTGCAGGTCAGCAGGAAGTTGATGCTCAGGTAAAGTATTACAAAGAGCATGGCCAGCTTGAACTCGCAGACCAGATAAACACAGAGTGGGCTGAGGAAACCGAACAGTTCGGTGATGAGTATTCTGTTGAAGATGTGGTCTGGTGTGAAAAGCAGCGAGTTCTTTATTAAAAATTAAGAACTCAAAAATCTTTACAAATTTCAAAAATTATGATATAATTATTATAGAAAAGGTTGAGAAAGACCTTTGAAAATCTTGGTGGTTTTATTCAGTACCCGTATAGGGGCTGTCACCACTTCTTGATTGACTGGGTTCAGTCGGACGTGGTGAGAGAGAACCGTTGGTGACACTTTGATGTGAGGAAATGCGGCGAGTGAGAGCGCGCCTCCGCTCTATGGACTCACCATCCGAGGGGCAGCATTAAAGCCTATACATCAGGTGCTGAATAAAGCCACCAAGATACCGACATAAGACCAAGCAAGTCACGTAACCAATCGTGGGTGGTGCTATCGCAGATGAGCGTGTGCTCGTTGGTGTAAATGACATAAGTCCGACGAGATAAGTTGAGCCGACTGCAAGAGGTACGGCGGCGAAACGAAAGGCGATTAACAAATTGACGGGGCAGCGGATTTTAGGAGAATTTTCCTGCGTTGAGTGGAAAACAACCCTTCTACCTTTGGTTGGTAGTGACTGGATAGTGGAACTACTACCTCACTTTTAAATGGGGACTGGCAGAGGTCAGTATCTCGGGGAGTGCTTCGATGGAAGTCTCCTGAGCCGCCGTTGAAAGAAACGGTCGAAACGGGTTCCAACTCCCGTAGTCTCCACCAATTAAATGTGGTTATGATGCAACTGGCAGACATCTTCGGCTAAGAACCGAAGTCTTGAGAGTTCGAATCTCTCTAACCGCACCAAATAAGTAACAAGGGAAATTGGAAGCGTAATCGTAAGTACGTTAGTCGTAAGTGCAGACAACGAGAGTAGGGCTTAGCCGAGGTACACTGACACGACCAGTCACTGCCTGCTTGTTACTTAAAACAATTTAAACACTAAATAGTTGGCATAGCGAGTCTGGAAACGATATGAGAGAGGAACGGCTCGGAAAATATTCGGACGCTCTTTAGTGAGAATGTACAGCTCACGCCGCAAGAAAGAGAGTGAGAAATCCACTATGTCAGCTGCCAATCGTAGAATAGGTGGTTCGATTCCACCACATAATGGAAGCTATGCTTTCTATTTAGTGTTTAATATGGGGCTGAGGTGTAGTGGCGATTGAAACTATCAGAGGTGACGTCACTGAGAAGTCAGTTTAGATAGCACGCGGGGCAGGGGTGCTCCGAGGTACGAGTGAAAGGCTCGTCAGCCTCACCGAAATTTTAAGATAAATAAATCTTGACTATTATAACAATTTTTGTTATAATATATATAGAAAATGAGAAAGGAAATCAAAATCCTTAATAATTGGGGTGACGGTATCGGTGCTGAGCCGCCGTGAAAAGGCTTGGTGAAATTCTCATTTGCTATATGTATTATAAACAAAAGCGTAAACGAAAGGACGATGTTTAATGGAACAGATAATTACCTATGATGATTTCGCTATCTTCTATGATGCGGATACTGAGACTTTCTATTATCAGGGCGTAGACTCTGATGACCAGCTCGTTGAGCTTGAAGAGGTTGAGGTACTTGATGCTGACACTTATATGCAGATGACAGATGAAGAGCTTATCGACTATAAGTTCGACTACGATATCGGCGGCGAGTTCGATGACTGCACTGGCTATGGTTACTACAAGTTTGTAGAAAATTAAAGCCAAAGAAATCTTTACAAATCATAAAGATTATGCTATAATATATATAGAAAAGGTTGAGAGAGAAATAAATGAAACCTACAAAGCACGGTTGGTGCGGTGAAGAACTCAGGCTGATATAATCGCCATATGTGGTGAAGCCTAAATCCAATGCGTTGTTAGTCGTAAGTCTGGCGGCAAGCCAGTAGGGAGTAAAGGTTAGTTCTCACGACGGACAATACCGATTTATTTCTCTTCCAATAAAAAAAATAAAGAAAGAAAAAACTTGACTTTCTATAAAAATTATGATATAATTATTATAGAAAAGGTTGAGAGAGATAAATAAAAAAATCGGTGTGAAGCTCAATTGGCTGAGCAGCTGACTCTTAATCAGTAGGGTGTGGGTTCGAGTCCCATCACACCGACCAATCTTCTGGAGCGACAGGAAGTAAAAATCAGGTCGGCGGCTCTTCTTCGGGGTGTCTTAAAATACGAAGAAACGCAAACTCCGCTGGCGTTGTAAGAGGGGACACGCGGTTGTTATCCGCCGTCGCGGTATTGTTATCCGTAGGGAATCGTTACTCGCCCTGTCTGGCTTGGCAATTGGGAGTCGGTTTGCTTCGACCGAAAACTATTGAAGTTGTTATCTCTACCCGACATCAGAGGGGTGGAAACGTATACTGCGTGCGTTGAGGAGTAGCTTCCTCGAAGAGAAAAGCTATCAGCAGTTTTAATGGCGGCTTAGTCAAGTGGTCAAGACGCTCGGTTCTCAGCCGAGAGACACGGGTTCGACTCCCGTAGCCGCTACCATAAAGGTTAAGCTCGGTTCTCCTTGTAAGAAAACCGAACAGGGAGTTACCCCTATAGGTAGCTACCTTGCGAGGGCACAAGGTACAAGTTGCCCGCGGTTGTTACAGGTTCTTCCGTATAACGAACCTGTCGGTTCTGAGTAACCGTAAGGAAAAGTGTTAGAAAGCTGGCGGCGGCGAAACAGATGCGTCTGATAAGTGTGAGTCCAGTAAAGGTGAGTATAAAATGTTTCCAGCTCAATTAAATGGGTGCGTAGTTCAAATGAGTAGAACGCTCGGTTGTCTCCCGAGAGGTTGAGGGTTCGAGTCCCTTCGTGCTCGCCATTATCCTTGTAATCAAAACAGAGAGCAAACTCATAGCAAGACCGAGTCGCTTTAAGCGGGGCGGCAGGGGAGTAAGGCATTAGTCCCTGTTAGTCAAACTCTTAGCTGAAGATGCCGCAAGGATTTAAAAAGATTTTAGATAGCACAAATCTTTACAAAATCTAAAATCTGTGTTATAATATATATAGAAAAGGTTAAGAAAGACCTTTCAAAAATCAATTCAAATGGCGCCTACCGCCTTACAGTAGGAGAAAGAGAGGCTATTATGGCTGCTACTAAGTTTACTGAGAGAATGGCAATGAATGAGGTACTCGCACTCTTCGAGGCACTTGAGGGTACTGAGACTCCTGTTTCCGCTGACCTTAAGGCTTTCGCTGAGGCAAGACTCGCAAAGCTCGACGAGAAGAACGAGAAGAGAAAGACTTCTGACAAGGCAGTTGCTAAGGCAAACGCTGATGCAACTCTTACTAACGCAATGGTTGCTGTCCTCGAGAAGGACAAGAAGAAGACTTCCGCTGAGGTGGTTGAGCTTCTTAAGGCTAAGGGTGTTGAGGTAACTCCTAACAAGGTTGCTTCTCTCCTTGGTAAGGCTGCAAAGGCTGAGAACCCTGTGGTTCTTGTGTCTAAGGACAGAGCAAAGGGCAGAGAGGTTAACTTCTGGGCTCTTGCCTAAGTAATGAGGGGGTTCATTCCCCCTCTTCATTCCAAAGAGGTGGGATATGTTACCGAAACTTTATAGCGGATAGAAAGCAATCCGCACGATAAAAGCCGAGTCTAATAAAGATAACCCGTATTCAATCTTCAATGTGGCGGCTTTAGAGGGGGCTATGAAACGCCTAAAACCAAATGCTTTTAAGCTATGGTGTTACCTAAATCGCCATCAAACAAATTATGAGTTTGGATTGAGTGCAGTCGATGCCTGTTAGACTTGCGGCATTGCAAAGAATACTTACCTTGCCGCCGTGAAAGAACTCATTGAAAAAGGGTATCTCGTAGAGGTTGAACTCTATGAAAACTTGACGGGGTACTTGTTTATCGAGAATGGGTACGGCGGCGAAGAGAAGACCTAAGAAAAATCAGAAATTGAACTCTTGTGGATTAAAATTTAATCCAGAAATAATACATATATTAAATAATATATATTATATAATATATATTAAATAATAATAATTAAAGGGGCGAGAGGTGTGTGAGCCAATTGTGGAAACCCTTTAAAGTCGGGGTAAGAATTGAGCAAAAGATTTAAGTCGGGGTTCAGTTGAATGGGGTAAAACAGAGAAAAAGATTTGTCGAATGGCGGCAGAATAGAGAAAGTTTTTTTCAATAAAAGATTTAATATATAATAAAAGGTTTTAGCGTCAAGCGTCTGGCGTTGAAATAAACCGATGAAAAATGCGGAATATAAAAGCTGGGAAGAGGTTGCGATAGTAGCGCCCAGTTTAAAAAGAAAGAGGTAAGTCCAATGCAGTAAGTAAGTTAAATTAAGTAAATTGTGTGAATTAGATAACGGCGATTAAAGCGGCTGGAAGATGCCGTAGTTTTAAGAATGAAAAAGGGTGAAGTAGGCTTGATGCGACGAGGAACCCAAGAGAAAAGAAAAGGTTAACCGAGAAGGCTCCTGCTGGTAGTAAACTGGCAGGAGCTTTTTTTAGTTTGAATAATAAGTTAAAAAAATTAATTAAAGGGGAAGGAAGGGGAAGGGAAAAGGGGAAGGGGTTAAAGGCGAAAGGGAAGGGGTGAAGGGGAAGGACGAATTGAGAAGCTCTATGGCGGCGACTCGAAAGCGAGGTGAACCCCGAAGGGGGAAGGACCAGAAGGGGAAAAACCATAAAGGAACTGTGTCGAAGGGGAAGGGGAAGAACAATAATAATAAAAGGGGAAGGGGTAAAAGAAAAAAGGGGAAGGGGAATAACGGCTAAATGGCTCCGAGTGCAACGGGAACCCAAGACGCCCCAAAGTTCGTGTGTCTAAGTCAAAGCCCTTAACCGACACAAATCTCTCCCTTCTCCCCAAAAATCGTGCCTATGAATTTTAGGGACTGCCCACCTTCGTAAGTAAAAGTCAATATTTCAACTCATAATTTTTTTAGTCATTTTTCTATTGATTTTATAATAAATTTGTGTTATAATAGAATGGGTTGAAATTTTATGGTCGGAACGCTATGAAAAAATCGCTCAGAATCGCAATTTTCCAGCCCTGATGCAGCTCCTGAGGTAGTTAAAATTTTTAACAAAAATGGTGCCGCGCCCTGCACGAACGTCAAGATTTTCACATGGTTTTTTTTCTAAGGTAGTAAAATATGGACTTTTCTCTAAATTTTTGGTATAATTAAAGGGGAAATATATATATAAAAAAATAATAAAGTGACGAAAACCTTGACAAAAAGAGGTCAAGTTGCAGCTCCTTTGCACTTTTAATTAAAAAATTTAACAAAATTGCGCCGCGGCGCGCAATAATTGTCAAGAACTTGACAGAATTTGTTAAAAAATTTAACAAAATGCCCGGGTCGCAGCTCCTACGTTGCAGCTCCTTTGGTCCGGGCTCCCACCCCACCACCCTTCCGGGCGCAGCTCCTTCGAAGTTGCAGCTCATTTGCAGCTCCTTGACGCAGCTCCTGGGACCGGTCCGCCCCGCACGGCGTCCCTCCTCGGGTCACCCCTCCGAAACGACTTAGTTAAACCTTTTAACGACCTTGGTTAAATCTTTTAACTTTAACGCTTTAAAGCGCTAAAGCAAAGCGCTCCCCCTGTATATTATACCATACAAATATTGACTCCGTATGAACGGGGCGTAAACATTTTGTGAATTAGTTAAAAATTTTAACAAAAGCCCGGGCCACGCGCGGACCTAGACTTGTGAAAACTTTAACAATCGGCCCGGGCCAATGTTAGTATAGACTAACACGTGGTTGTACTCCCCTCTTACCCTCTGCCTTCCGGTTTCTATATATATTATACCATACTTTCGCGGCATTGTCAATACCCTTTTGTTAGTAGAGACTAACATGTGGACCTTGGATCCGGCCCGGGTCATGGTTAAATTATTTAATTAAAATGGTTAAAAAAATGGGTGCTTAAAGCACCCACGTTACTAAGTAGTCGTGTATAACCCTGTCGGGATATACGTTAAGTATAGTATGAAATATTGGTTCAGGGAGAATAAAAACAGTAAGCGTTGAAAGTTCATTGCCGCCTGTCGGTGTCTCCTCGTCCATTGTGTAATAACGATAACCTAAGTAAATACAGTCATTTGTTTCTGTTAAGAAACTGCTATCATAAAGAAAATCGTTAACGTCATCAAGTCTAATATCATAAGGCGACATTTTGAAATAGTCCGCACATTTACGAGCAACAATTGAATAGCGATTGCTATTAATATAGTTGTAAATATCCTGTATGATTTTATCACGGTCTGACAAAGGGAATACAATTCCCTTTATCAGTGAATGTTCTATTGAATAACTCATTTAACTAACCTCACTTTCTTACGCAATTGATTTCGAGTTTACCGTCTGGAAGCGGCTTAGAATAGCCGTCTGTTATCTGAGAGTAAAACTCTTCCTTTGCCGCCATAATAGCGGAAATATCGTCCTCTGCGTTTGTTATCTCATATTTGCCGTTGTAGGGAGCGCCGCCCTCTGAGAGATAGAAAGTAAGAGTAACAACATAGTCCTTTGAGAATAGTTTTCTAATGGCTTTGTTCCAAGTCATTTTAATCAACTCCTTTACTATACTTATTATACCACATAGGGGCGAGAATGTCAACCCCTATGGATATAATTTTTTCTTTTTACAAAATGAACGGTTCATCGTCCTCCATTTCGTCTCTCATTCTTTCCTCTGTTACTTCTTCGACTTCAACGCAACAACCTGCGAAGTAGTCTTCCATTGCGTCCTCGTCCTGCTGTTCGTCCTCGTCAAGACAGCCTACGATTGAATCCTCTGCGTATTCATAGACCGCATCTTCGCAGTATTTGCGAACCTGTTCGATATCCTCTGCGATATAACCGTGAGTTTCATCACAACCACAGTAACCGTTAGAGAAATAACCTAAAAAATATTTAGCCATATTTATGACCACCTTTCCTTTACTGTAATTATATTATATCACATTCTATAAAAAATGTCAAGTCTTTTTTGTTAGTAGGGACTAACACGGCCCGGGCCATTGTTCACTGATTTAACTAAACCCTACGCGGATCTGGACCTGGGGTTGGTTAAAACTTTTAACTAAATATAAAATGCGGTCGGGCGACACTATTGCGCCGCCCTCGACTTTGTTAAATGAATTTAATAAATTCGGGTAAACTCTGCATAATTTTTTCTATTGCCGCCCTGTCTGTTTTCAGTCCTTCGGCTGTGATGATTTCTGTGCCGTCCTCCTGTCCTTTGCCTTTAACATAGCAACGGAAAGGGTCGTATAGTTTCGGCTCGATTTTTGCATAAACTTTTGACTTATACAACGCCGAGATTTTACAGTCATCGGAGGGGTCTTCCCCCTCCGAATCCTCCTTTTCCTTTGCCTTCTTCTTCTCGGCTCTTGCCTTCTCGTCTCTTGCCTTCTTCTCTGCCTTAGCCTTTGCCTTCTCCTCGGCAGTCTTCTCCTTCTCGGTCTTGGCTATGGCATAAGCCTCTGCCTCGTCCAGTCTGTCGTATGCCTTGATTGTCTTTGTCGCTGTCTTTCTGTCCTCATAGTCCTTTACAACGGGCTTGACGGTGAAAACGCACTCACGCTCGAAACCGTCCTTGTCCTTGACGATACCGCAACCAACGGCGATTTCAGAATTGCCGACTACGGAAACGCTATCCGCACCGTAGATTTCAGAAAAAACTGCAATGAGGTCGGCGAACGCTGTCTCACGAATTGCTGTCTTAATTGCTGTTGTGGTCTTACCCTCGAATACCTTAGCCATTTTATTCTCCATTCTCCACACACTTTAGGGGCGGTGTGGTGTTCCCTTACCTTCTATATATAGTATACCATAAGGGGCGGCATTTGTCAACCCCTTACGATATATTTTTTTGATTTAACAAATTGCCCTCGGCTTGTAGTATGTGCGTTGCATAGCCTTATGCTGTCGGAGTATTTTGTTAAATATTATGTTCTCTATAAGCACATCTTTTAAGCCTGTGTGTGCTTCCTCAAAATCCTCGATACCTGTTATATAGCGGTAGAGAATTTCGGCGGTAGAACGTACTTGACCATTCTTGCAAATATAACCCCTTTCGTTACACCAATTAATATATGTCTTTTGCTTGCAAATTGTTTGCTTTGCCATTGTCATAGTACACCAAATAGGCATATTATAGGGGAAAAAGTACGACTTACGACCATAAACGGCGGTTGCTGTGTTGTCAAGTTGGTTCTTGTCAAATCGTGCATTGTGGGCGACTACTGCGACTATGTTATACTTTTTAATCAACTCCCACATCTTACGGTGAGCGGTGGCAAATCGAACCATTGTTCTGATACCTGCCTTTAACTCGGCTTCATACTGAGGAAGCTTGTTTGCATAGTACGCTGTTTTCATTAACTCACGCATACCGACATAGACCTCATAGATAACATAATTAACAGTCTCGTATACAGTACCGTGACGGTCAACAACTGCCATACCTAAATCGTACACAAAACCGTTTTCGAGTGTGCCGCAAGTTTCAGTGTCAACCATAAGATAATAGTGCTTGGGAATAGCCATTGTAAATCAAGTCCTTTCGTTCTTTACTGTATATATTATAGCATAAAAATTTGGTGTTGTCAAGGGGTATCGCATTATTTTTTTTATTTAACCAAACCCTTTCGACCGTCTACTCGCTCCGAGTTTACACGCACTTTATGGTTGTATTTAGTTAAATATTCTGCCGAACCCCTTTCGACTTTCTATTGTGGTTTGTGTTACTCTTTTAATCCGCCCCTTGACTACATTAATATTATACCATATTTTCGCCGCCGTGTCTACTGGCAATATGCACAAAGTTTCCTAACAATAACGACCATAATTTGTGCAATCTGCCGGCGGCCCGGGCCATGGTCAAAACTTTTAACTTATTCATAAAAAGAAAGTTGCGGATTACTCCGCAACAATCTCGAATTTCTTAATTCTTTTACCGAAAAAGCTTGGTTTCAACATTGTGTTTATTGCTTCTTGTACCTCGTTCATTTCTACGGGTTCGGAATTTGTTTTTATTACCTCGCCCGTGTCAAGTGTTATGATGATATTCCAACCCACAAAAACATCTCCCTTTATTCTTGTTATGCCGCCTATTCCCTCTATTGCTCTCATTATTTTTTCTTCTTCATTTGCAGTAGGGGGACACCACGATTCACTTGCGTCATTCCAAAAATAGCAACCTGTCTTCCTAACTCCATAATCGGAAATAGTTTCTTTGTCGCACTGCTGTCGAAATTCCTCTACGTCTCCAACATAGATGAAATAGGATTCGAGAAGTGTGCATTTGTGAAAGTTTACATCGAAACAATATACATTAGTCATATTTATGACCACCTTTCTTAATTTCTATATATATTATATCATAAAAGGGGTGAGTTGTCAACCCCTTTTAGAAAATAAATTCTGTACAACAGTACAAACATTTATGAGAATTTTTGTCTATTCTGCCACCACAACAGGGGCAAACCAAAGCAACTATCGGTTCTGTATTGTCAAGTGTTTTAACTTCTTCAATCGGTTTTTCTTCTTCAACTTTTGCGTGTCTCTGTTCATACTCTAAGTTAAAAAGGGCGGTGCCGATTATATCGGCAATATCACAACCGAGACAAGAAGAATAATAATAATTTTTATCATTCTTTGTAAACTGATTTATCATAAACGGTTCATCATTATAAACTCGCTGAACTGCCGCAAGTACATCAATTACGGTATAGCCCGAATAATCAGAAAGTTCCTCGGCGGTCATACAATGATATCGTTCCTCTATACTCTCAGTAATTTCCTTTTGTACATTGAGTATAGGAAGATTAAACCCCTTTTTCCTTAATCTTTTAAATATATTCATATGGTACACTTCCTTTCTATATATAGTATACCATATCTGCGCCCACTTGTCAACCCCTTTTTGTTAGTAAGGACTAACACGGCCCGGGCCATCGTCAACATATTTAACAAATTCCATCGGGTCCGCGGACCGGCGCCCAGTTAAATCTTTTAACTAATTAGGGCAAAAGAAATGACCGCCGAAGCGGTCAAATCTTTTAATCAATGTCGTCACCCTCGACCTCGAACTCGAAGTCGCCCTCGGTGTCCTCGGTGTCCTCGTCCTCGAAAATGCTCTCGTCCTCGGTGTCCTCAACACTCTCGGTGTCCTCGGCTACGATAAGGGAATAGCCCTTGCCTACTCTACCCTTGCCGCCTACCTTGTAACCCTCGACAACGGAGAACATACCGTTGTCAACCGCCGCACGGCAGATTGCGGAAATCTTAGAGGGGTGAAGCTCGGACTTAGCGAGTGCCTTTATCTCGGATACTGCATAGATTGTGTTAGGCTTCATAACCTTAGCGAACTCGGAAGCGATAGCAAGGTTAGCCTTAGTGTTCTCAGACTTCATCTTGTCCTTGCTTGCGGTCTTGCCGTTGAGCTTGGCAAGTGCGTCCTTAGCCTTGTCTGTTACCTCAGCGGAAATGTTAGCCTTGATAACTGCCTCATAGAAAGCCTTGTAAGTGATAGTCTTGTTAGCCATAGTATTCTCCATTCTCCAACACTAAGCAGTTGGCGGCTTATTCATTGTGGGGTTTGGGCGTTTCCCTCACCCTCTGTTATTATTATACCACCTTTTGGGCGGTTTGTCAAGTGGTTTCGAGATATTTTTTTCTTTTAACCAACTCAACATATTTTTGCGGTTTATGGGGGTTCACACGCACATCTACAAAACCGCCGTGCGTTCGCTCCACTTAATTTATATAGCGGTGCTGGCTCTTGCTGATTTAATGGTCTTACTCGTCAAGTATTCTGACACACTATACGCTTTGCCTACCAGTGCCCTCGGAGTTATTTACCACCGCTTTGAGTAGTGGGGTTTTCCCTCACCCTCTATATATATTATATCATACTCGGAGCGATTTGTCAACCCCTTTCGATATAATTTTTTCTTTTAACTGTAAGGACTGGGGAGAGGGCAGGGGACGTATAACCGACTGGAAGCCGATATTTCGACCGCCATATCCCTTTGTCTCCCTCAACCTTACAAGTATATTATACCATATCTGCCGCCGTTTGTCTACTGGTAAAATGCACAAACCTCATCAACATTTATCACATAAAATTGTGCAAATCGCCGGCGGCCCGGGCCACTTTAACTGACTAAAGCGTGCGCGGATCCGGCCCGGGCCTTGGTTAAATTTTTTAATTTAATCAATTCAAAAGTAAACCGCCCCGAAGGGCGGCGAAGCAAGTTAAAAGATTGTACGTTTACGGTAAGGGTGTTTAATTATATCATTTTGATATAATTCTAACAAATGAACCGCTTCACCCTTTAATTTATGGTTTAATGCTCTAACTATATAGGAATATTCAAGCATTGTTAAACCATTTACAAAAGTGCCGTCACCCTTTTTATTTTTATTTTTCATTTAACAAAACCCCTTTCGTGGGCGGTCGCTTATGCAACCGCCTTTAATACTCCGAGTATATTATCTACATCATAAGCACCAACGCCCCATTTATCACGGTTCGGCTGTTCATCATCAAAGAGAATACCGCTTGATATTTCGTGCTTTGGTGTGCCGTAAGGGACAATATACAGATTGTTGAACTTTACGGACTTTAAGTGTTTAGCAAGCCATTTTCTTTTGCTGTCGGCTACTCTTGCATTGTATTCATCAGTACCCGACTTTGAGAGCCAAGAGATTATGTTAATTATATAACCTTTTCTCTGTAAGCCGTTGAGAAGTCTTGCAAGTGCTGACATATTCACGAGGGGCTTTGCTATGTCATACGGTCTTGTGTTGCCATTGATTAAATCATCAAGCCAACCGTCAACACCATATAAATCAGCGATTGTACCGTCCATATCAAAGTTAATTATTTTCTCAGTCATTCTAATCGACCGCCTTTCCTTTACTGTAATTATATTATAACATACTTTTCTGAATTTGTCAACCCTTTTCAGAAAATTTTTTCATTTAACTTTTAGCCCACATAAGCCTTGCAAGCAAGGCGAGCGGACTGGCGAGCCTTACGGCGAACTTTACGAATGAGGGCAGTTTTGCCGAGGAAGTCCCCTGCGTACTTGCCGAATGTGTTTTTCTTGTAAGCATTACCTTTAGTCATATTGATGACCGCCTTTCTCTTAACTCTATATATATTATAACATACTCACACTGATTTGTCAACACTTTTCAGAAAATTTTTTTCAAAGTTGTTAGCACGACCTAACACGGCCCGGGCCACTTTCTCGCTTTAAAGTGGTAAAGCGCTGGATCCGCCGCGGTCCGGTTTAGTTAAAACATTAACCTATTGCGGCGACTGTTTCACGTGAAACATTGCGGCGGTTTAGTTAAATCTTTTACATCGAGGGGCGAAAAAGTGGGGCGAATTTCTTCGCCCCTTTAGTTAAATAAATTCAATTTCTGTGGCGTAATTTTTAAGAATACGCCACGCCTGTATTGGTGTCCACTTTGTAGACTTATGTGTCTTGAATACAGAAAGTAAAATTTCGTATTCAATTAAAACATCTGACAAACCTGTGTGCTCCTCGATAAATTCAGTTAAACCTGTTAAATATCTGTACACAATTTCCGCTTTATACTGAAAATTTCCCTTTTCTGTTACATAGCCATTATCACGGCAGAAAGTGAGATACTTTTTAGTTAAAAGTCTTGTGTTTACTATTCCTGTGATAATATCACGAAATTCAAAATTGAAATCTGCGAACCTATCACCGAACAGACGGAACAACGCATTTTTATCAAAGGTTACGTTGTAAGCGTAAATTATTTTAACCTTATGCTTTTTAACGTCCTTTTCAAACATCTTGAAAAATTCGTTAGTACCTAAAGCAAGATACTTTCTTTTACGCTTTGGCTTGCCGAAATCGGCGGTCATTTCTTCAATGTTCTTGTGGTGCATTTCAACGCAAATATCGGTCTTTATTGCGTTGTTTATGTTCTCAAAGAAGTATTGCGGTAAAGCGATTGAACGCTTTTTGTAAATCTTGCCTGTTCTGTCTGCTATGATATAGCCGACATTGTAGGGGCGACAAGTCTGCTGTCCCTCTACATCTAAAACTATAAACTTTTCTCTTGCCATTGCTGACACGTCCTTTCTGTATCTTATGTATATATTATACCACAACAGAAAGTAAATGTCAACCCCTGTCGGATATTTTATTTTCTTTTAACAAATCCCTTTCGGGGCGGAGAGTTTAACTCTCCGCTTTTTTGGCTTCTGCTTCGGCTTTTGCTTTTGCCTTTTCCGCTCTTGCCTTTTTGTCTCTTGCGATTTTCTCGGCTTTTGCTTTTGCCTTTTCCTCTGCCTTTTTCTCGGCTTCGGTCTTTTTTACTTCGTATGCTTCGACTTCATCAAGGCGGTCGTATTTGTCAATTGTTTTTGTTGCGGTCTTACGGTCTTTATAGTCCTTGATAACTGGCTTTACAGTAAAGCATATTTCCTGTGTAAAGCCGTCCTCTGTCTCAACATCGTCAAAACCTACTGCAATTTCAGAATTGCCAACGATTGAAACACGGTCAACGCCGAACTTCATTGTTAAAAGTTCAAGCAAAGTCTGAAAAGACTTGTCACGAACATCATTTTTGAGGGCGGTCATTGACTTAAATTCTTTTTCTTTTAACATAATAACTCCGTTCTGCAAACACCTTGTGGGCGGTCTGCCGTTCCCTTACCTTGTATATATATTATACCACGCCCAGACGGAAAATGCAATAGGCAAAATGCACAAAGTTCATCAACATTCTCGCCTTGTTTTTGTGCAAATCGCCGGGCGGCCCGGGCCAATTTCTGACTTTAAATCGCTAAAGCGCGGGCCCGGGCCATGTTAGCATTGACTAACATTATGCCAATGGTAAAGGGGCATTACTGCCCCTTTGGTTTAATTAATTAACTTTTTCTTCGATATATAGAGCGATAACTTCAACAAATAAATTAATTATACCTGTTATTGCCGCAAAAGCAACTATTATCTGTGGAGTGTAAGCGAGGGGAGTAAATAAATTAACTAAAGCGAAAGAACCCCACGTTACAAGATACTTTACTCCTAAAAAGATTGGAGCGGTGAGAATGCCTGTGGCAGTCGGGTGGTCGTTACCTTTCAGACTTCCCTTTGCTGAAAAGAGGGCGGCAATGATAACCAGTGAGATAGTAACAAATATAGTCATAATTTTAATTCCTTTCGGTTTTTAGGACTTGAACCTGTCCTTTACTGTAATTATATTATATCACATTTCTGTGATTTTGTCAAGCGGTTTCGAGATATTTTTTTCTTTTAACCAACTCGACTTTTGGTCGGAACGGCGAGATTTGAACTCACACTCTTTTGCTTATCAGGCAAATGTTTTACCATTAAACTACGTCCCGTGCCACCCTACGGAGTAATTTGTATACCGCCGTCAGACCTTTCGACCTGTTAGGGCGTGGGCGGTCGTGAGATTGTATAATCATTCAATCCCCGTAAGGAAGGTTTCATATCTCCCTCTCACTATATATATTATATCATATTCAGATTGATTTGTCAACCCTTTTCGATATAATTTTTTTATTTAACTTTTGGCGCGCGAAGTAAGGTGCTACCTTACAGTAATTAAATTAATTAACCACTCACGGATTTGGTTCGCGCATATAATTTAGTGATTGGGAGATTACGGACACGGCGACGTTTTTACGGGGCGGTTCCTGTCCCTCCTTGTTATCGGCGAGACCCGTCGTGCGGTTCTTTATCTCTCCCTCTCACTATATATATTATACCACATCAACCCCGATTTGTCTACTGGCAAAATAACCAAACCTCATCAACATTTCGGCGGACTTTTTGTGCAAATCGCCGGCGGCCCGGGCCTTGCGGCCGAAATGGTTAATTATTTTAAATTAACCATTTCTTGTTTTTCCTGATTGCTTTTTCTGTCTGCTTGTACGAATATTCTTTTGCAAACTTTTCAAAAGAGATTGCGTCACCGATGATACAACCGCCGATTATAGTATAAACAAAAAGTATAAACGTTAATATGAGCAAACCAATGCAAATACCATTACGCAAATTAGCGTCCCACATTCCACCACCAATAGCGGCAGTAATAGGGAAAAGCGTGAAAGTAAGCCCATACCACGAGAAAAACTTTATAGTCCTCATATAGCGGTTATATGCGGCATTACAAGGGGAATATTTAATTTCTTTCATTATAATCAACTCCTTTACTATATATATTATATCATAGTAAAAGGAATTTGTCAACTACTTTTTGTTAGCAAGGACTAACACGGCCCGGGCCACGACTGCGCTTTAAAGTGCTAAAGTGAGGAGCAGGAAGAAACCGCCCCAAAGGGCGGCAATTCTTTTAACTTATTCCTCGATTGGTTCACATTCAACGTTAATTTCCGTATAGTCAATAACATTGTCTATAAAGCAATTTGCGAGTTCGTCAAGTATTTCTTTTTCTGTCGGTTCGTGGTCGAACTCAATATCATCAAAAGTCTGTGATACACTGAGAGTTATTAAGTATTTCATTTTCTCAATTCCTTTCTTTGCGGTTATCTGTTGAAGATAACCGCTTTATTTTCGTGGTCTACTGTTACATTCTTGCAGTGAATACGTCCGATAGCGTGTTCTTTCGCTCTTGTAATGTATTCGCTTTCACGATTAGGAGAAATGCAAGGCGGAATAACCATTACAGTATAGTCGGGAAATTTACGATTGAACATCGAATTAAGTGCTTTTGTGTTAAACATAATATCATTTCCTTTCGTTCTTTACTATATATATTATATCACATAAAAGGGATTTTGTCAACCCCTTTTTAAAAATTTTTTCATTTAATTATATGATATAAACCTACTCCGAAAATATAAAGAGCAAATATGCCGCATAAACCGAAAAAGATACGACAAGACCAAAGGGCGGATTTTTGGGCTATATCACAAAGCCACTGATAAGTATTACAATTAACTTTTCCCCTTAATGCCCTTGCAATTAAAGCAGGGACAAAAAGGAAGATAACAAAGAGCCACATAATAATTTTAGTTGCTAATAACATTTTATTTATCCCCTTTCATCGGAAGGCAGTCATGTCTAACGAAATAGCTGTTACATCTGTGACAGATAACGAAAACGCCCTTGTCTGTGTATGCTCTATATGCGTATGGTCTTTTATAAGTAACAATAGGGTGTTTACACCATTCACAATGATTATAGAATTTGAATGATTTCATTTTAATCAACTCCTTTACTATATATATTATAACACATAGCAAGGGAAATGTCAACACCTTTTTGTTAGTACGTGCTAACGCCGGCCCGGGCCGCTTCGCCGCACTAAAGCGGCAAAGCATTTAAATATATATTGTTAAAATTATATCAAAATCCTCATCAAAAGATATTTCGGAATACTTAACTGTTTTATCAAAAACAGGACGGTTTTTATCCCAAATGTTGTAAACACTAAATTGGTCAAGTATATTGTCCTCTGTATCATCATCTCTATCATAATCTGAGTCAGATATTTTAACAAAAACCCAACCGCCTATTACTAATAATAAGTCACGTACTTTCATTCTTCTCAATTCCTTTCGTTAAAAGAAATTCTTAACTGTCATAAACAGATTGAGTGTTAAGAAAATGCCATTGATTAACGCACCGCTGAGAACTTTATTTTTCATACTGTCTATAAGTCCGATACTGGACGACAGAACGAAACAGGGAGCGGAGAGCGGCGAACCTACACCACAAAGGGCGGCGGCAATCGCACAAAGGAAAACGGTCACATAATCAATTTTTCTGAGTTTCATATTTCATTGCCCTTTCTATCCACTTTAAAATCAAAAGTGCCCTCTAAATGAGTATTGTTAATAAAAGTATTATATACTTCATTATACAGTTTTGTTCTGTCCTCTTTAGTGAGTTCGTCACCATTTTTGATTGATAAAGTAATATTGTAATTAGCTTTCATTTAATCAAGTCCTTTCGTTCTTTACTATATATATTATAACACATAGCAAGAAGAATGTCAACACCCTACAATAAATTTTTTCTTTTAACTGTTAGCACGACCTAACACGGCCCGGGCCGCCGCCAAGTTAAATCTTTTAACTAAATATGCAAAAATGGAGCAGGGGCGATTAATCGCCCTTGCCCTCACTTTCATCAAAATCCGCCTTTGCCTGTTTTCTCGCCTTTTCTTTCTCAATCAGATTGAGAATGTAAGCGGTGAACTGTTCACGGTCAAGGCGAAAAGTCTTGACTTTTCCCTTTTTAATCTGTTTTACTGTTACTGGCATTAAAATCACTTTCCTTTCAAAACATTAAGCGGAAGAAATTCCACTGTGAGAAATCGCCGTAGTTTGTGTTGCAAATGTCATTGTGTATGTTCACATCAATGAAACTTGCAACAAGCCAAACTGCAAAAGCGATACAAATTAAAAGTCCGATGTTGTCCCAACGTACTTTAATCTTTTTCATTTCATCAAGTCCTTTCTCTTAACTTTCTATAATAATTATATCATATTTTTCTTTAAAAGTCAATAGTCAAATTGCACAAATTTTGATGTTGAAAACTCGGCTTAAAGTAAGCCAAGTTTTCTTAACTGGATACGGTCGAGAGATACTTCTCTGTTATAATATGTAACGTTGCACTCGCCGTCCGTGTCTGCTTCTCTCTCGGTTATCCGAGCGAATACCTCTGCAAGAGTGTCACACTCTGCAACCACGTCTGCACCCTCGTATAAATCGACCACCACAAAATTTTTCTTATCCATAATCATTCTCCTTTCGGGGTTGCCCCTCTTGTTTTCCTTACATATATATTATACCACGTCAAAACGGGTTTGTCAACTACTTTTTTGAAATTCGGCACAATGCACAAATGGGGTTCACATCAGCATAAGTTTTTGTGCAAAATGCCGGTTGCGGCCCGGGCCATCGTCAAAACATTTAACCAATGCCGCGGCGAAAAAGTGGCGAGAGTTTTTCTCACCACTTTATTGTAAATTCTTTTTCTGATAGTGTAACTTTGCAATTTTCATTTGTAAAATAATTTACAATATATCCCCATTCTGCGTGGGGATATTTGTCTGTACTGATTGTATAAGACGTTTTGCCCTCTTTTGCGGCAATTTCTGCCAATCGTGTTATATAATTAATAGCGTACTGATTTTCATTTTTTCTATACTTTTCTGTTATTTTTCTTAACTTATCTCCGAGTTTCATTTAATCAAATCCTTTCAAAGTGTAATATCATACTTGAACTGTACGAACTGCCGTTCTGCCTTGCACCAATAACACCACATTGTCTTTATATGACCGTCGGGCGTTCTCCGTGCTGATGTTTTCGGTGCGGTCTGTATTGTCTTACAAACTGGACATTTAAAACGTCTGAGAGTTACATTTCGCTTTTTCATTATACTTTTTCTCCTTATACTTATTTTTATTTTCTTTGCGTGTTACTGGATTGACCGTCCATTCATTACGGAACTGCTTGAAATATGCTTTGCGTTCCTTTTTACTCATTTTTTCTAACTCTTTCATTTTCTCACTTCCTTTACTATATATATTATATCATATCGGCAAATAAAAGTCAATAGAAAGTTGTTAGTATCTACTAACGCGCCGCCCGGTCCATTATTAAACTATTTAACTAATTGGAGCAGGAAGAAAGGGCATTAAGCCCTTTCTTTGTTAAATATTTCATCGAACTTCTCTTTTGAAAGTATTTCGTCTTTATATGGTGCTCTAACTTTTCTGTCAGACGGTTTAATTTCAAAAGTTTCATCGGGTTCAATTCCCTTTACATATTCTTTGCGAACATAGAATGATTGACCGTTTATTTTTTTACCGTCTTTGAGCCACCAAAAAATAACTCTGTAATAACTTTTGTTAAAAATTTTGGCTCTAATCTTGTTTATTTCCTTAATGCTTATCTTGATAATGAAAAAGGGAATAATCCAAACAGTGCCGAGAATGATTTGTGCCCAGTCCTCGTCAAATATATCTGCAAGACAGAAAACGAAGAAAACACCGCTCCAAATTAATATGCCAATGAGAATACCGATAATAATAGTTGTCATAAGAACAACCCCTTTCTTAATTTCTATAATAATTATACCATATGAATTGGAGTTTGTCAACCCCTTTTTGTTAGCAGTAGCTAACGCCCGCAGCCCGGGCTCAGGTTCCTGAGAGCCGAGCTTATTCGGCGAAGTCATCATCGCCGAACTGCTCGACCATATCCCAGAACTCAGCTTCTGAGGAGCAGGCGAACTCAGCGCCGTTGATTTCACAGCACAATTCGCCGTAGGCACGGAAAAGGATAGCGTTCGGGGCTTCCGCAATGACCTCGAAGCGGCTTTTGACATATTCTCTGTGGTTCATATCTCGAACCCCCTTTCTGTATACTATTATACCACGGCGGCACGGAAAAGTCAACCCCTTTTTTTGTTAGTATGGACTAACTCTTGTTAGTATCGGCTAACGCCGGCCCGGGCCATCCACTTCACTGCAGTAAAGCGCTAAAGACATGTCGGATCCGCGCATCGTGTTAGTATGTGCTAACAACTACATTGATTTTTTTTCAAAATCCTGTTGACAAATGGTCTGAGAAGTGATATAATAATAATAGAGAAAAGGAAAGGCGGTGTACATTATGATGTACGATTATACAATTTTTACACAGTTAGCAAGAGAAAGCAAGACTAATGAAGAATTAGTTGAAAAGGTAAAAGCCCACGGCGGCAATGCTACTTTCAGAAATGGTGAAGTGTGGAGCGGTTCAAGTGACCGTTTCGGATATACTGCATTTAGTGCAGAACTCACAAACAACGGCTTTAAAACTACAATGTATTAATCAATACAAAATAAATTGAAAAGGGTTGATTTGAATGTTAATTTTTAAAGTTTTTTGCCTCGTTAATGTTCTTATTCTTTGTTTTATTATCTTTTGCGGTGTTAAGTCCGCAATAGCAAAACATAAGGGAAATACAAAGCTTGTTGAAAAGTGGGGCACAATTGGCACTCGTTCTTTTGCGAGTTGGATTACTGGTTTATTTCTCATTTGGGGTATCGGCTTTATGTATGTTTGTATAATGATACTTGACGGACAAATAACATTAAGTTAAATGAAAAAATTTTCAAAATCCTATTGACAAATATAGTCTGATATGCTATAATAAATATAGTAAAGGAGTTGATTACAATGATGAAAAAGTTCGTAGATAGTTTAATCACAAAGTACGGTTTTTACCACTGGTCTGTTAAGTTCTTTGCTCGCTTTGTAAAGTGAGTAAAGAACAATTTTGAAAGGAAGTGTTTTTTATGACAGAAATTAAAATGCTTAACCTCACACTTGAACAGATTAAAAAGAACGCCGAGGACTTCAATTATCCCTATGACGTTACAGAGTGTGCAGACAATAGCGGAAATTGTCTCACGGTCTATCAGTCAATGTATAGACAGATACATTATTATTTTGATAAAAATGATATATGTGTTGATGTAGAAGTTGAAGAAATTTAATTAAACCGCCTGCGAGGAGCAGGCGATTTTTTTATCGGTGATAAGTTAGTATATACTAACAAAATAGACTTGACATTGACATTTGAATATGATATAATATAATGGGGAAGTGAAACCCTTTGTTAGTCTATACTAACAACTCCTGCGCGGGCCGGCGAAACGTGTTAGTCTATACTAACAACTTTTCAAAATAAATTTTCAAAACCCCTTGACATTCGGCCCGGGACGTGGTATAATATATACAGAAGTTAAGGAAAGGGCGGTACACTAAAATGACTGCAATGGAAATGTTTAATCTTTATATGGAATATTCAGTAGCAAAAAATTTCATCATCGGCGGTGAGTGCGGAAATGTTGTAAAGTTTGCTTTTGCAAGTGCTGATGATTTAACCGCAAATCTCACAACAACAACTGGAACTGGAAAAGAGAGAAACGCTCAGACATTAAGACTTTTATTCAGCAAAAACTTAAAGAAAAAAGTTGACGATAACGGCATAACACTTTGTACAAAGTCTGAATTTGAAGAACTTGCTAAAATATGCGGCGGAAATGGTCGTTCAAATAAAGGGCTTGCATTTGAAAAGTTAGTAACTGAATATTTTAATCAGAACTGGAAAGCTGATAGCAAATCTTTTACAGAGTGCGGAGACATAACAATAAACGGTGTTGAATATCAGATAAAAACACATAAAGCAACTTTTACAAATGAGACAAAATTAAGAGAGTTAGCCGCATAAAGCGGTTAATTCTTTTTATACCCTTATATTATACCCGTAAGGGACAAAGTTTTTTCTTAAAACTTTTAACTAAATCGTACATACATTTTCAGAAATAGAAAAAGTTTTTTTCTGAAAACACTTGACAACTTGACATCAATGTGATATAATAAGTATAGTGGAAAAGGAAGTGTTATATATGAGTAAATTATATACCTTAATTGGTTTACCTGCAAGCGGAAAATCTACATTCTGTATGTCACATAATGAATGTGTAATAGTATCAACTGATAATATCAGATGTGAACTATATGGAAATGCTGAAATACAAGATAATCCAAAACGTGTATTTAGTATTGCACATAACCGAATTGAAAAAGCTTTAAATAATGGAAAAGATGTAATTTTTGACGCTACAAATTTAACACCTTCATCAAGAAAAAATATCTTTAATCATACCAATTGTAAACACATTGCAATATACTTTGATATAAATGTTAATACTTGTATTGAACGCAATTTGAAACGTGATAGAATTGTACCAATTGAAGTAATAAAGAAAATGTCAAAACGTATAACTAAACCATTAAGTTCTGAACCATTTGATGAAGTAATTGTAATTCATTAAACTAAATGCTGTCTTGTGGTTGAGTATGTCAACCACTTGACAACACAATACAAAAGTGATATAATATAAGTAATGAAAGGAAAGTGATGTTTATGTCAAAAAATAAAACTAAATTCAAGTACACTGGAATTAAATTGCTTAACTGCACCAATCAGAACAGATTAACAAAAATATTTAACGATAAACATATAACACTTGAATTTTTCGATAAAACGAAAACAACAGAAGAAGTAATTAACACAATTAACAATTTACCACTTGGAAAACTTGTATGTATTAAAGTTACTGAATACGGAAGATATAAAAACGAAAATACTGCCGCAAATGTAATATTTGTAACAAGAGAAATTGACAAGTTATTCACTGGAAAAATTCCACACATTACGTTAAATGTTAAACATAATGGAAAAGCAGTAAACAGTTACAAGTGCTTTACTGGAGCAGGCAGAACGAAGCCATTAGTTAAAACTCTTTACCTTTGGGGCGAAATCGGTTACTTTGATTATAATAATAACTTTTATACTGAACCAATAAAATAATTAACTAAAAGCAGAACGTCAATCGTTCTGCTTTTTCTTTTAACTAAATGGAGCAGGCACAAACAGCTCGCATTTTTGTTATATATTTAACAATTAACTATTGATATAAAAGAAATAAAATAAAGTAAATGTGTTAACTAAATCGTGTCGATAGCTCCAAGTAGCTCCAATATGTTAATTATTTAACAATGCCGCGTCAATAAACAGGGAGGGGTCTGGGTCATAGGTCAGGTTAGCTCAGGCTAACCCCGGGGGTACTTTAAAAATTTGCAGCACTTTAAAGCGCTAAAGTGGGGGCGGCTGCCTCAAAATTTTCATGGAGTATTTTTTTAAACAACCCCTGTTCCGGACCCGGGGTAGTAAAATTAATTAAAGTCAAACTATTAACTTTAAAAAATTGAGACCTTGACTTTCCACCTATTTCGTGATATAATATAGTTAATGGAGGTGAGGTAAGATGCCTATGAGATTTAAGCTTGATTACACAGGCGACAAAACCTCCCAGGAGCGATTAGATTATTTAAAGTAGAATGTTGATTTTGAGTAGTTAACAAAGAAAGACCTTGAGATTTGTGCGGATTACTTACTCTATGGGCGCGAACCTGAGAAGAACAATACGTCTGCAGTTGACCGTAAGGAAGTTTTTATTAAGACTCGCTACAGTTCTTGGCAAAAAGCTGAGCCAGTTAGTTTAGAAGCTCTTATGGAAAACCCAAATTTCGACGAGGGGTCTTTGAAAAAAGAGAAGAATATTTATAAGAAACCGAAACCCCATATTGACCGTGATAATGAGACTATTAAGAACATACCTGGAATGAAAGAGCTCTGGGAGCAAATTGATTAGTTGGATAGGAAAATTAAATTAGCTGAGGGGAAAGTTCAACCGGATGGCGGCGAAGAAGTTCCCACCTTGGATTCGAAGCAAATTTACCATTTGAAACATTGGTTAATTGACCTTCGTAAGGAGCAGTATAGGTTGAAAGATGCTGTTATTCAGGAAATGTAGCCACCGAAGAATTATGGACATTTCTATTCGAATCCGATTGACTATTAGATGAACTATCCAGTTTTTCCTTGTGGGATTGCGAAAGTTGAGAATGATGAAGGTTTTAAGCATCCGTTTTAGAATGGGCGTGATTTCGCCGCAATTGACCTTGAGGAAGAAATTAAGAAGTTAAAGGAAAGTGGGAAACCGTATTTTAATTTTCTTGATAAGGAACATATTTATTAGTTATGTTTGAACTATTATGAGATTGAAGATTATGCAAGCCATTATCCAGACAGTCCGCTGCATGGATTATTGGAAACATTGGACTACTATATTGAAAAAGCTAATCTAAGTGAACAATAGAAGTTGATTGTCGAAGGTAAGAAGAAAAGACTTTTGAACAAATAGATTTGCGAACAACTTATGAGTTAGCTTGGTATTTATCATTAGGAAAATTATGTTAGTACAATTTGGAATAAGGCGTGTTAGTTAATTGCTGATGCCGCCGACCTTCACTATGATGAATGGTGTTGTAAAGATTATAAGCCTGCGTGGAAGAAATGTAATTGCTGTGGGGAGCTCTTGTTGAGGGACCCAAGAAATTTCGTTAGAAAGACAAAGGCGCCCGACGGTCTTACAAACAGATGTAAGAGATGTGATTAGAAGAAGAGGAGAGGAGAGATATGATTGGTAAGAGCTATGAAGAAAGATTGATGTAGTGCTTTACTAAGTTTGATTTCCCTGATATTATCGGATTTGCAAAGATTTTAAAAGTAGATAATGAGATTATAAAGAAAGCGGTACTTAGTTCTGCCGCCGTAGAGTCACCTGATTTGGAAGAGATTATTTGTACAACTGTTGAAGTTTTTAGTGGTAAATCAAGAAAAGAAAGAAGAGAAATTTTAAAACTTGCAAAAATGATAGCTTCGGAGAATGAAAAGATTAAAGATGAAGAAAGTTCTGTTGACATTACTGAGTGAGGTGATGTCGTATGGCATAGAAAGAGTGTTTGATTTGTAAAGAAGGCAAATCAACAGCAAATTATATAGGAATTCGTTCATCACTTCTCAATGGAGTCATGCCGATTTGTAAAACTTGCGTCGGTAAAATTATTGATAGTAAAAATGATGACGACAGATGGAACATTGTTAATAAGTTATGTTAGCTTGCGGATATACCGTTTGTTCCAGAAGAATTTGAGAAGATTTATTAGGCACACAAGAATGGTGCTGATGCGTTTGCTTCCTATGTTTATATTTTTAGAGAAAAGAAATATGAGACTCTCGATTGGTCAATGTATAATGAAGCTTATTTATAGCTTTAGGAAGAACAGAGAGTTGAAGACGGATTACCTGAGCTCAAGGCGGCGAAGCAAGAGAGATTGATTCGTAAATGGGGTCCGAACTATGATGATTAGTCATTGATTTATCTTGAAAATCTTTATGAAGGAATTGTTAATACTGCTGGTATCGTTGGTGCGCTTAACGATGACCAGGTACTTAAACTTTGTAAAGTTTCACTTATTATTGAGGATAAGATAAGAGCGAATATGGAGTTCGATAAGGACTTGAAAAACTATGAAAACCTTTGTAAGTTAGCTGGTGTAACTACTTAGGCTATTAAAGAAGGAAGTGAGTTTAACTCAACTGGTGAGTTATGGGCTTTCCTTGAGAAACTTGGATTTAAACCGAAATACTATCATGGGGCTGTTAATGATGAAGTTGACAAATCTATGAAAGATGTTGGTTATTGGTGTAGATATTTTTATATTAATGAAACTGGAATTGCAGAAGAAATTGCTGAAAGAATTGAGAATTTGAAAATTGCTGATAAGCTTACTAACTCAGGCTTCGACTGGGGTGAATATGACAGATTCGCTGAAAATGTCGAAAGTGTTGAGGATTTCGAGATTGATATATGAGTAATATACTTTTACCTGCCGCCATGCTCGGTGCGAGTCAGGCTCTCAGAAGCAAGGGAGAGACTTTCTACCGAGATGGTATTCCTCTCGAAAAAGGTGCGGTTCTTACTGAAAAAAGAATTAGAAAGAATTTGAAGCTTTATTAGCAATATATGGAATTGTTTATTTCCTATCCTGACCTTTACTTAGAATTAATTAAACCAATCGGTTCCAAGTTTAAACTTAAATTTTTCCAAGTTATGTTCTTGCGTGCGTGTCTGCGCTATGGTCGTGTTCTCACAATTGCGCCGCGTGCCGCAGGTAAATCATTTATATGTATCTTGGCTTTATACTTAATTTGTATCTTTAGACCTGGCTCACACGTTTTCCAGTGCGCCCCTGGTAAAGCTCAAGGTGCTAAAATTTCTAATCAGAAGATTCACCAGCTTTGGGATATATTCCCACTTCTGAAAGATGAAATTATTGGTGGCGGTAATTTCGGTAATGATTATGTTCGTTTAACTTTTAAAAACGGTTCATTATTCGACGTTATGACACCACTTAACTCAACTCGTGGTAACCGTGCTACTTGTGGTATTCTTGACGAGTTCCGTGACCATGATGCTGATGATATTAACGAAATTATTCTTCCTCTTCTTAACGTTGACCGACCAATGGTTAACGGAGATATGAACCCAGAAGAGCCGCAATAGGTTCAGCTATGGATTACTTCTGCGTCTGAGAAGAATACTTTCTGCTATGATAAAACAGTTGAATTATTTGAACAATAGATTATCAATCCAAGTAAAACATTTGTATGGGGGTTTGATTATCGTATTCCTGTATTAACTGGTTTACTTTCTAAAGACTACTTAACGGAGTTAAAAATGTCACCTACTTTTAATGAACTTGGTTTCGCTAAAGAGTATATGAGTAGATTCGTAGGCGGTTCTGCAGAGGCTTGGTTCGATTATGAAAAGCTTGCGCGAGCAAGAAAGTTGATAAATCCGGAAACATCAGAAAAAGTTAGAGAGGGTATTGAATCTTTCTACATTATCAGTGTGGATGTAGCACGATTAGGTTGTTAGACTGTTGCTACAGTCCTCAAGGTTTTCCCAAATGTAACTGAAGGCTATAAAATTAACCTTGTTAACATTTTCATTCTTGGTAAAACAATGGAAGAAAAAGTATTCGACCATTAGGTTATTGAGTTAAAACGTCTTATGGCTGCTTTCAATCCGAAAGAAGTCGTAATAGATATTAACGGTCTTGGTGTCGCTTTCGCTGATACTATGATTAAAGAAACTCCTGACCCTTAGAATGGTGTTGTATGGCCTGCATATGGCTTCTTCAACAGAGATGAATACTTACCACTTCAGCCACGTGGATGTTCTAAGATTCTTTACGGTATTAAAGCAAATTCACAGATTAACAGTGATATGCACTCTGCTTTATATGCGAAGATTTATTCAGGTCATATGAAGTTCTTAATTTCTGAGTAGAACGCTCGAAGCAAACTTCTCGCAACCCGTAAGGGTTAGAGAATGAGTCCAGAAGCTAAGGCTGCTCGTTTAATGCCGCATGAACTTACTTCTATTCTTATTAGTGAAATAATGAATTTGAAGATTAAACCTACTGGTGTTAATAACCAAATTGCTGTTGAGCAAATTAATGAAAGAATGTTAAAGGATAAATTCTCCGCTCTTGAAATGGGAGTTTGGAGAATTGTATAGTTAGAAAATGAGGCAATGTCTCGCCGCCGTAATCGTGGATTATCAGGTGGTAAAGGTGGCGCCTTAGCCTTTGGTACTTCGAGAGGCGGTGGCTTAAGTAGTCGTAGTGACCGCTTTAGCCATATGGTCAATCGAGATAGACTTAAAGGAGGAGGTGCGAGACATTAATGGAGAATTTGAATGGTGTTGATGTAACTACATTCGCTGAACCTAAGATTTCTGCAGAAGAAATGTAGAAACTTAAAGAACAGAGAATTGCTACTTTTAAGAAATCAATTGAAACAATGATTGCTACAAGTGCTGACGCTTTGAAGAAATCAAATTCAAGAGAAGGAAGTAAAGGTAGATTTAGACAGGATTACACCAAAGAAGAAATTCATAGAATAGTAACAGAAGGTTCTGCCGTCGAAAAAGCTATTCTTTCAAAACATTTCTTTAGTGTAAGCGGTCTTTACAAAAGAATTATTCTTCACTATGCAACATTTTTAACTTACTCTTGGACTTTAGTACCTCATATGAAAAAGATGGGAGCAAAACTTAAGGAGAAGTCAAACGCAAAGATTTATTTTGAAGCGGCAGAGTTTTGTTCAAATTTTGGAATAGAAAGAAAGAGCGCAGTTTTTGCGAAAGATGTATTGGTATGTGGCGGCTATTATGGTATAATCCATGATAGCGGCACATCCGTTGCAATTCAGGACTTACCTTTCGAATATTGCCGTAGCAGATTTAAGAATCAGCAGGATGTTGATATTGTTGAATTTGATATGCGATTTTTCGATAAGGAAATTCCCGATGAAAATTTGAGAGAGCAAATTCTTAAGACTTTCCCTAAAGTTGTTCAAAAGGGATATAAAGCTTATAAGAATGGTAAAGACCCTTGGATTTTTCTTCCTGCAGAACTTGGTATTTATTTCTGTTTATTTGAAGAATCTCCATTTTTCCTTGATTTGATTCCTCTTATTGATGATTTAGAGGACTATAAAGAAATCAACAAAGAGCGTAATTTGTTAGCTCTTAAAAGAATTATCACTTAGGAAATCCCTCATGATGGTTTAAATCTCGTATTTGAACCTGAGGAAGCACAGGAAATGCATGAAGGTGTATTGGAAATGATTGCCAATAACCCTGATGCCGATGTTATAACTTCCTATGGTAAGGTTAATATGCTTGACCTTAGTGGTGACGTTGGTGAAAGAACCGACGTTGAAGTAGCATAGCAATTAATTTATGATTCTGCGGGCGTATCAAAGGAACTTTTCAGTGCATCAAATGAGTCAGGTTTGAATTTCTCTTTGAATAATGACCTTTCTATGATGATGATACTTGGTAAAAAGTTCGGACACTTTTTTACTGCCTTGTTAAATAATAAATTTGGTAACAAAAAGTTATCATTCAAACTGTTAATTTTGCCAGTAAGTTTCTACAATGCTTATGAGTACACATCTAAGGCTAAAGACTTAGCGGCATTTGGTTACTCATTCTTAATGCCAATCGTGGCTACAGGAATTGACCAAACAAGCTTGGCTGACCTTAAAGAGCTTGAAAATGACGTACTCGACCTTGACGAAGTTCTTAAGCCGCTTCAATCAGCATATACTTAGTCTGGTAAAACTAACGCCATTACTGCAAAAGCTGGAGACGCTTCTAACGACTCTGGTTCTGGTTCTACTGCTAAGAAGGATGAGGACGAGAAAGAAAAGAAAGAATCAAAATCCTCAGACGACAACAAAGCAGATAAGAAAAGCGATACTGCTGCAGAAAAGAAGGGTGATGGAGGTGAGAATAAGTAATGGAAATTAACGATAGTCTGCGTGAGTTAGATGTTACCCTTTATGGTAATGTCGAAACTATCTCTGACACCCTTTCCAAATGCAGAGTACGCATTTTTTATAAGGGACTTAACCGAAATCGTACATTTATATCAGAGGATTTCGCCAATTAGTTAATAGCTTCACTTCCATATGCGCCTATTAAAGGTATCTTTAATAAAGACGAAATGGATTATGAGGACCACGGCGAAAGAAACTCAGATGGTTAGATATATGGCGTAGTTTCCGAAAACCCGAATTTTGCATGGGAAAAACATCTTGACAAAGATGGTGTCGAAAGAGAGTATGCTTGTGCAGATGTTATTCTCTACACCGCTCTCTATCCTGAAGCAAATCTCATTTCTGGAAAACCCCAGTCAATGGAAATCCACAGAAAGGGATTAGAAGGAGAATGGAAAATTTGGGACGGGGATATGCAACCTTATTTCGAGTTCTACAAAGGCCATCTGCTAGGGCTTTAGGTTCTCGGTGATGAGGTTGAGCCTTGTTTCGAAGGCTCTGCATTCTTCTCATTGTACAAGGATGCTAAAGATTTATATGATTATATCTGTAAAAATTCTAAAGTAAAGGAGGAGAGCAAAAAGATGGATAAGAATTTGTTTAGATTATCTGATGCTGACAAGTGCGACCTCTTATTCGACGCACTTAATACTTCAGCAGATAGCTTCACTGTTGTTATGGATATCTATGACGACTATGCAATCGCTTATGATGTAGTTGCAAAGAAGTATATCAGAGCTTACTACACTAAGGATAATGAAGCAAATACTGTAACTGTCGACAGAACAGAAGATTGCTATATCGTTGATGTTACAGAAACTGAAATGAATGCTCTTAATGCTATGAAGGCTGTTGGTAGCTTCACTGATATTCAGGCTAAGCTTGATGAACAGACAAGTCAGATTGAGACCTTCACAGCTGATAAGAACTCTCTTACTGAGCAGCTTGCTGCTGCACAGGCTGAACTCGACGAGTTCAAGAAAAAGAAGGAAGATGAGGAAGGCTGCAATAATGCCGCTAAGGACGACGAAAAGAAGGACGATGGCGACGAAGGCAAGAAGGACGGCGAAGGCGAAGAAGACGACGACGAAAAGAAGAAGGGTAAGACAGAAAATGCACTCTCTGAGGAAGTTCAGGCAGAGATTGAGTCTTACAAAAACGCAATCGCTGAAAAAGATGCTGAGATTGTTAGATTAAATAACTCAATTTCCGACATTACTAATGAAAAGTCAGAGCTTGAAGCTTTCAAGAAGGCTGCAGACACTGAAAAGAAGACTGCTATTATCAATGAGTTCGCTGCTCACCTTAGTGAAGAGTAGGTAGCTGAGTTCACTGGTAAGATGGATGATTTCTCTGTCGAAGACTTCAAGAAGGAAGTATGCTTCGCTGCTTATAACGCAGATGCTTCAGTTCTTGGTAACAAGAAGACAGAGGATGAGCCTGGCTTAATCTACAAGAATACCGGCAAGGAAACTGAAAACGGTATGCTTGCATTATTAAAGAAACATAAAGGAGGTAATAAGTAATGGCTTTAGTTAAATTTGACCGTGGCCTTTATCGTAACGGTAACGTTGCTAAGGGTCTTAACTACGGACAGATCGAAGAGAACCAGACTTGGTTCAACAGAGCTGGTATGGTTGAAGCACAGTGCGCTCTTGACCCCGATTGCTTCTCAGCTGTCCAGGTTAGTCCTTTCACAAAGTATGACGCAACAACAGACCCTACTAACCCAGTAAAGATTGTTGCACAGGATGGTGCTTTCCTTCAGGTTGATAAGGCTAATTATCTTGCAACTATTCCTACAGAGGATGGTCTTGACGCAGGTATGCCTGTAGGTATTAACTATTCAAGTGAGAAGCTTTACGATGATTTCCACAAGGCTCGTAGAAACTTCTTCCTCACAACACAGGATTGGCTCCCAAGAATTGGTTATGTTGAAAAGGGTATGAGAATTACTACTAATACCGTTCAGTGGGATACAACAACAAGTATTAACTATACAGATAAGACTGGTACTGCTGGTACTATGGCATTTGCTAATTATGCTGATAGCTCATATTCATATGATGTATTTGGTGAAATTAAGAAATTCCTTGAATCAGGTACTAAGACTCCTCTTTACGCCGCAGTAATTGATGGTTCAGACGGTGAGCTTGTAATTGGTTTTGACCCTACAGCTACTGACGCTGGCGCAAAGAAAGCTATCATTCTTGCTCAGGTTGTAGCAGCATATGACAATGCCGACAGAACTTGCTCATTCATGTTCCAGATTCTTGACGGCGGCACTAAGTAATTTAAAGGAGAGGTGAGAAAATAATGGATAAAAATGCAATTAGAGACCTTTACATCCATGCTTTCAAGGGCACTTCCCCTGACGTTACACAGTACAGTGTAAAGGATGTTAAAGACACATTAAAGGAAGAGCTTAGAGCTCTTGCTCCTGATATTAATATGTATAGAAAGAACAAGTATGATATCTTCCAGATTATCCAGGAAGCATATGACGAAGTTCTTCCTGCATACGTTGGTAACTTCATTGGTCAGTTCGCTGAAATCAAGAACGTTCCAAATGGTCAGAAGGCTTCATTCAAGGTTAAGAGAGGTCGTAGACGTGCTAAGACTTTCATTACTGAAGTAGGTCTTTCTGGTGTTTACGAAGCTTTCAGACTTGACGTTGATACTTTCGACGTAACAGCTAAGGCTTATGGTGGAGCTGCTTATATTGACTTCGAGCGTTACCTTACTGGTGATGAAGACCTTACAGAACCTATGCAGCTTCTTCTTGATGGTCTCGAAGAGGCTATCTACAGAGAATTAGTTAAGGCTCTTATCGCTACTGTTTTCAATAGCAATATGCCTGCAGCTAACTATGGACTTATGACTACATTCGATGCACCAGAGATGCAGAGACTTTGCACAATTGCTAAGAATTATGGCGGTGGCAATGCAGTAATCTTTGCAACTCCTGAGTTCGTAGAAAAGATGGGTCCTGACGCAATCGGTATGCCTATATATGGACCATACGCAACTATTCCTTATGGTTCTCCATCAGGAACAACTCCTGCACAGCAACTTTACCCTGGTTATGCAACACCTGTTTATAGTCCTCGTGACATTCAGGACATTGCAGCTACTGGTTATATCACAGTATTCCGTGGTACACCTATCGTTCAGCTTCCTCAGGCATTTACTGACGAAAACAACGATACATACCAGGTACCACCTTCATTCGCATACATCTTCCCTGCTGGTGACCAGAAGATAATCAAGGTTGTATTCGAAGGAAATACACAGATTGACGACTGGAAGCACAGAGACCGTTCAATGGAAATCGAAGTTTACAAGAAGTTTGGCGTAGCTATTCTTACTACAAATAACTGGTGTGTAGCTCGTAACCTTGAACTTGAGACTCCTGAATACCCAACAATGTATGATATTACAGACCTTGCTAATAATGGTGTTACATTCAATAACCACCCACACAAAGTAGGTGTTGATAATAACAAGTATAAGGTTAACCCTGGCAGTGATAAGTGATAAAATTAAATATATGATTACCGAGGGGCGGGCGAGTTTCGCCTGCCCTTTCTTACTATGAGATAAAAGGAGGAATTTAAAAATGCTCGAACAGAATACACGTTTAGTAAAAATAAGAAGTACTGCTACAGGTACTTTTTCAATTAATGAACCCGCTTTTGGCGTAAGAAGAATTTTCCCTAAAAAGGGTGCTATTTAGACAGTTCCTTTTGAGGCTGTAGAACAGCTTTTATAGCAGCCAGGTTTTAGAACTGCTATTGATAGTGGTTTGCTCTATATTGATGATATGCAGGACAAAATTGACTTGGGTCTTGAAGAGCCTGATACAAAAGTTCCTACAAACATCAAAGTTCTCAATGATGCTCAGATGTTAACTCTTCTTAAGGTTAAGCCTTATAATGAGTTTATTGAGGAACTTGGAACTCTCCCAATGCAGCAAATAAGAGACCTTGCAGATTATGCCGCAGAAAACGATATTGTTGATATGCAGAAAGTAGATGCTATTAAGTAGCTTACTGGTAAAGATATCGTGGCTATGATTAATAAGCGTCGTCAGTTTGAAGAAGCTGATAGAATTGCCGCAGAAAAGGAAGCTAATCGCAGAAACGAAGGCGAGTTTAACGCAATTTAAGGTGATGTAAATGGTTACTTTGATGGATGTATATGATGCTTTCCTATCAAAAGTTAACGAAGATGATTGGTCACACTGTTATTCCAAAGAGGACCTTGAATGGTTTATCAAGGACTGGCGGGCATTTTTAAATTCCGCCTTACCATATTTCAAATTTCCAAGATGCAGTCTGGAGATTGACGAAGCAACACAGACTTTTAAAGACCCGAAAATGAGTTCGGAAGAAGTTCAGATTTTAGCCACTTTTATGAAATAGGAGTGGCTAAAGAGAACTGTCGATTCTTGGGAAAATATTAAAACATAGTATGATGAAAGTGATTTCTCACAAGCGAACTTATTAAAAACATTTATCGAACTTAAAGATTAGGTTTGTAACGAGGCCAGACACCTTGAGTCTATTTATAGTCGTTCTGTGAATAAGAAACCCTTTCAGTATAGAAAATTAGCTGGTGGAGGCGGTAGAAATGGACGAAAGATTCGTAGATAAGCACAAGGAAGTCCTTAAAAACCGTCTCTACGGTTTATTATGTGAAAGAGAGAAAGATGGTTCTTGGGAAGACTTTCTTGATAATATTCTTCTTGACTTAAATAATTTTAATGAGGAAGATAGAAGTTATGAGTTCTATGTTCTTTATTATAAAATAGCTTCTTGCCGTTATATTACATATAAATACTATCGTAAAGTTATCTTTGAGTGTATGAACTTAATCGACAGGATGGATGTAATATGAGTTATTTCGACGAGGTTTATTTAAAAAGAATTAACAAAGACGGCAATAATATTTAGGAAAGAGTTAGAACAAGAAAAGAAAAGGAGTTCGATTAGATTTTTGTTAAAAAATCTAAATATCGTGCTACCTTATATGAAATAAATGAGGAGCCTGTCGAAATTGAATGTGCAGTTGAACCCAATAAGTGGAATTAGGATAAAGTTATTTCTAATGTACTTGTCCCAACTGCAGCTCAGAAACTAAAGACAGGCGATATTTTTAAAACCTTCCAAAAAGTGAAGGATGCAGAGTATGATAAGTATTGGATTGTTACATTTGTTAGTGATGATATTACTCATGGTTATTAGAAATATGAGGTTACAGAACTTGATTCTATTCTTAACTTGACAGACGAATATGGTAATACTCTTCATACTATTCCAATTAAAGTAGTTAGCGAAACTTCTGTTTTCGTTAATGATAAGCGTTCTTCTTATGGTTCAGTTACATATAGGGAGCCACTTGACCATAGAAAGATTATGACGCAGAATTTTGATTTCCTTGAAAAAGGTTTGTACTTCGATTACGAAGGTAGAGGATGGGAGATTTCTGGTAAAGATGATTTAAGCATTAAAAACATTGCTTTTGTATCTTTTGAAGAAAGACTAATTACGCCGCCAGAGCCAATAACTTCGGAGGATATATTAGTAGGAGAAGATGATAATTTCTTCTTGAATCACGATAAGAAAAAGAGGTGAGTTAAATGGAGTCAAAAGTTAATTATGGACAAGAGCTTGGTCCTAATTTAGTAAAGCTTTCTAAAAAACTTATGAAAAATTAGAACCTATGTAAGCTTTTGATTAATACTGACAAAGACCCTCTTAACCCTACACTTCATCCCGACATTGAAGACCCTTACGATTTATTTGGTGTAAATATTCGTATTGTTCCTCTTGTTGACCCGCAAGAAGATTTGACAACAAGTAAGATTGTTATGGTCTATAGCGGCAGTGAAGTGATGGATAAAAATGCAGATTCTGAAAATATAACTGTTTTAGTTTATGTTTATTGCCCTTATAAAACATGGACAATAACTGGTGACCAGTTAAGACCATTCGCTATCATGTCTGAAATTCGTAAGTCTTTACAAAATAAGACTATTAACGGACTTGGAGAAATTAGATACCACGGTTTCGATATTTCTTCATTAACAGACCAGATGGGAAGTTATTTATTGAGGTTCACCATTGGCACTTTCAGCTAAACAAATAGCAGTTGTTAAAGAATAGGCTTATGGTGGATATCCTTCTATGCTCCCGAAGGTATGCCAAGTATATCCAAGATTAGTTGGAGAAATTATTGAAATGGGCAGTACAACTTATGATAAATATTTGGGATTGTTACTTTTAACTACTCCTTAGATAGAACAATTACTCATTGAAAAGAAAGAAGACCCAGCTAAAAATGGAGACCTCCACCCACTTTGTTACTTGTTAAGAAATGCTAACGCGAGTGATACGTTTTCTTTAGAACTTCAGTCAGCATTTTCCACATTTATTAAGGAAGATATATTATTGCTTCCTAAAATCAACGCTGTTTTGGTTGGTCCTATGACAGAAAAGAGACTTATTACAAAAGAAAATTTTGAAGATTTTTAGACTATTCTTCGAATACAAAATCGAAAAGAGGTTCCCGAACCGCCGCCAGAAAATGAAACAGCAGCTCAAAAGAAAATGAGATTGCTGAAAGAAAAGCGCGATGCAGTAAAGCGCAAATAGCAGTAGAAAGAAGGCACGATTTAGGAATTAGCAGACCTCTTAGAAATAGCAGAAGTTTTCGGAATTGACTATAAGAATAAATCCGTTTATGCTTTCTATGGATTGATTCAAAGACATCAGTTGAGAGAAAAATGGACTTAGGATATACAAATGCTTTGTGCAGGTGCAGATTCTAAGAAAATTAAGGCAAAATATTGGGGAGAAAATCCCAAAGATTAATAAAAAAGGAGGTTGATGACAAACATGGCACAGAATCTTTTTGAAAAGTATGGTATTAAAGAAGTTGCTGATGTAACTCTTTACCGTATTGATAGAAAGGACGAAACATATGAGTCACAGAGAAAAATCTCAATTTCCTCAATCCTCAAGGGTGCTCTTACCAAAGAGATGGTTTTCCCTCTTGATGAAGATGGTAAGGGTTCTGCCGACGGCTATGAGGCATATGTATTCAAGGATGCAGATGTTCTTACACATTTCAACTACGACTGTGACGACGTAATCGAAGTTAAGGGTTCTTCATTATTTATTGATAATGGCGAAGAGCCAGTTGTTACAAATACATATACAGCAGGTCAGGAAGTTACTGGTGAAGACCTTACAGCTATCACAAATTACCTTACAGAAGGTACTCCTGCTAATATCTTCGGTGCTACAAATGTTGCTCTTCTTTCACTTGTTGAAAAGAGTTCAAACAAGAGCCTTAGAGATAGATTTGCAGAACTTATCGCTAAGGGCTATAGCGTAACTGCTGATAGCCTCCAGATTAGTAAGGTTAAGAGCCGCGGCACTGTTAGCGAAGATGCTGGTAAGAGCGGCGCAGATATTGCTGCACAGGATTTCATTGTTATGAAGTCTGAGGCTGTAACTCCTCTTGTATTCGACAACATTACTCAGGCTGCTTTTAAAGCTGCAGTTGAGGCTAATGGCGGTGCAGTAACTGAGGAAGATGGCACAATTACTTCTGCTTATATCACTTTCATCGTTCCTAAGGACGCTGCTCCGGAAGAGATTATGGGTGCTTTCCAGGCACAGCAGAATAGACTTTACGAAGACCTTGGCATTATCGTTCGTTTCACACAGCCAGTAAGAGATAACTCTACTACAACTACTAAGTTTAGTGGTACTATTACAATTGGTTTTACTTACGATGATGATGACGATGAAACAACAGAAGTAGTTGCAGGAACAGTTGTTCTTACATTTGATGAAGCTACAATTGATGGTTCAACTGAGCTTCTCATTGAGGCTGCTAAGAGTGGTACTCTTACTGAAGCACAGGCTACTTCACTTATTGCTGCAGTAGCTAACAATGCAAAGGTAACTGTAAAATATACCCCTGTTGGTGCAGAAGGCAAGACTATTCTTAGTGTTACTTCTGTTACAGTTGTTGAAGATGCTCCTGCTGAATATCAGGCATTCCTTGTAACATTCAGTGCTACACTTGCAGCAAGCGATGAAATGGAAACTGGTATTTTCAAACTTACAGAAGATACAGTTGGTCACTGGTCAATGGACAGAGATAATGTAATCGGTACTCACGAGTTCTCATACCCTGAGCAGATTTGCATGATTTTTGCTAAGAACCAGAACCTTATCACAAAGGCTGGAACTCGTTTTGCTTTTGCAGAACCTAACCTTATGTTTGGTGGTTTCGACTTTGACGATAATTTCGCCGCAGCACCTAACAGCAAAGAAAGAGTAGTTGTTGTCGGTCTTGTAGGCAGAATTTCTGAGAATCTTTACGACTTCGAGGAAATCGACGCAGCTATTAAGGAAATGAAGGATACAATCGAAGCTAAGGCTTACGATATTACATACACAGATTATGCAGAGCTTGTCGTTGAAGACGAGATGGGTTATTACCTTCCTCAGCAGCTTGGCGGCTTCTATGATAAGAAGACTGAGAGCGTAACATTCTTCGACGAGAATACAACTTATGGTGACTTCGCTTCTGCAAGAAAGGGTATCGACCTCGGTATCTACAATGCAGTTAACACATGGGGCGATGATACTCACTATAGTATTAACGACGCTATTGACGCTCTTAAACAGGAGCAGAAGCTTGTTGATGCTGGTACAGATTTTACTGAAACTGGATTCACTCGTGTATTCGGTGGATATAAGGTAACTGGTAAGGCTTCACAGTCTGAAACTCCTCTTGATGACGTAGGTCGTGGACTTGAGTATGAAGATTATACACTTAATGGTGTAGCTCTTACAGACCTTATTACTGGTAAGAAGTTATCTTCACTTTACAACCTTGATAGCGTAATTCAGGCACTTTCAGTTGCTGATACAGACGGTCAGGTTGGTCAGATTAGAATTAGTTCAACTGCTCAGATGGAATCAAATAGAGCAATCTATGTTGACCCTGATAGCGGTGTACTTGCTAATCGTGCAAACATCTATCTTCTTAAGAATGTAAATGGTCGTGCACTTGCAATGGATAAAGTTGGTATCTTCGAGTTCTATGACAAGAAGGGTAACAGACTTTACTACCAGGATAAGGTATTTGCAGGTACTGCCTTCCTTGCACTTGTTGTAATTGGTTCATTCGGTCTTGTATTCGTTGTTGAGAGACACGGTAACAAGAACATTAAGAAGACAGCATGGATGATTAACGAAAACGGTTATATCACTGACAAGCAGGCAGAGAGAATCGTTAAGAATGGTCTTATCCACACAGTGGACGTTACTATTTGCGATGAAAGCTTCGATGCTACTTGCACAGTTGGTTCAATTAAGGTTCGTAGAACTAAGAAGAATGTACTTCAGTACACTCCTGTTCTCTTCCTTGATACATTAAAGGTTTCTACACTTGAACAGGCTTCTGAGTCTACAGATGCTACAGGTGGTCGTGGAAACGCTAAGCTTATCACTTGGGACTACGGTAAGGAAATCACACTTTCAATTGAGGACGCTCTTTACACTCCTGCTTCAATGGCAGCTATTTGGGCTGGTGAAGAAGGTAATCTTAAGAACGGTGTTAAGGACACTACAATTATTAAGAGAATGGAGCCTATCGTTGCAAAGCGTAACTTCATTATTCCTGCTGGTAACAGCCAGGGTATCCCATCTGAGGGCGTAACTACTGCTCAGGCAGTTTACTATGACCCTAAGACAATGGAACCATTCCAGGATGGTACTCCAATTGCTGAGGGTGAAAGAATCCTTAAGTGGACTCAGTCAGTTGCTTACCCAGGCGAGAGCATTGGTAACACAATTGAAATCTCTGCTGATAAGTTCCCAGGTACTTACATGGTACAGGGTGAAACTCTTGTTAGAGATAAGGCTACTGGTAAAGACCAGAGATTCCAGTTCACAATTCCTGAAGCTAAGATGTCTGCAGAAGACACATCTATTACCCTTGAGGCAGATGGCGACCCTGTAGTATTCAGCTTCAGCATGAAAGTCCTCCGTCCAGACAACGGTGTTATGATGAAGTTCGTTCAGTTTGACGTTGTTGAGAATGAAGAGGAAAATGACGGTTCTACAATGGTTAAGGACACTGAAAACCTTAACTTACTCGACGACGCTGAAATGTATAAAGTAAGCGCAGCAGAAGACGAGGAGTTAGTAATCGGCGCAACTGAGTATTGATAAAGAGGTGAGTATCAGTGAATTTATTTGACCAGTATGGTATCAAAGAAGTAGCTGATGTAACCATTTATAGTATTCATAAAAAGGAAGACGGAAGCGGGGACGTATATTACGTCCCTGCCCTCTACCTTGATACTTTAAAGGTTACTACTACTGAAAAGACCGCAGAAAATACATGGGCACAAGGCGGTCTCGGTAACTCAAGACTTATTTCTTGGGATTACGGAAAAACAATTAATTTAACACTCGAAGATGCTCTTTGTACACCTGCTAGCCTTGGACTTTGCTGGGGCGGCATTTTGGGCGCAGATTGGAAGGATGCGCATGTTGACCACAAGACTGGTTTACAGTCAATGGAATGTGGCACAGAAAGAATTTCTCGTATGGAGAAATGTTTCTACCCAAGAAATGATACTGTCAATGCAGTAGTAAGTAATCTTCTTCCTCGTGATGGTAGAGAAGATATTCTTCCTGACCAGAACGGCGACCCTGTATATCTTGAGCGTTCTTCAATACTTGATGGTGTTGAAGTAAGAGGCTTTGGCTACACAAATAATAAGCCATATAAGTGGCATTTAGAGATTGAATCAGCACTTTTATCAGTTGCTGTTGTTCCAGATAGATTCTTCTCTATTTACGGTAAAGCATATCCAATTAAGCGCCGCCAGACTGTTGGTATTAACCAGCCTTCTGAGGCATTTAAGTATGAGATAATTTACCTTAGAGGTTACGATAAATATGATGATGAAAACCCAGAGGCTAAAATCATTTATCATAAATAGCAGGAAAACTTTGAAGAAACAAAGGCTTGTGCAACTACAGACGACGATGCAGCATTAAGATATCTTGATGATGCGAATAAGTATCCTTATCTTAAGCTTAGAGTTTGCTATGATGGTTCTGTTAGAGCTTATCTTGGTACTAAGAATGTAGATTGGGATTTAACAAGACAGATTGAAGATGAACACGCAGATGCCGATACAGCTTGGATTGAAATTCCTCAGATTAACACAGACCAGTTTAGAGGTATTGACCTTTGGTTAAGATTTGATAGCATGAACGCTCTTTCTTATTACCTTATTACAAAGTATGAGAATAATATCTTTAGCATTGGTCCTAAAGACATTAAGCCTGGTCTTCCTCAGCATGAGTCTGCAGTTGAGCAGATTGAAAAAGAAGTTACTGAGGTAATCGAAGGGGAGACAGTAACTCATAATGTTCCTTTCTATCATGTTCCTGCTGGTGTATATCAGATTATTAATCTTTCAGATTCAGAAAAAATGGGATTTGAACGTGCAGGTATGGGTCCTACAGCTTCTACTCATTATGAGCTTGTTGACTTTAGTGAAGTAAAAGAAAACATTAAGGATTCAACTGGTGGACT